ACCCAACTACATACTCTAGGTTGTTTAAATCCTAATTTATCAGCACTTATTTTTATATCATTACATTTCCATATATCATAAAATATAATTAAATACCCTCCTTTTTTTAATACTCTAAAACATTCTTTTAATAAAGTATTTATATCAAAAAATTCTTTATCCCATTCACCAAAGTCTATCTCATGTTTATTAAACTTTTTATTATCACTGTTTTTAAAATTAGATTTTTTAGATATTATATAAGGAGGATCTGTTAAAACTAGGTCAATAGAGTTATCTTTAATTTTCTTTAATTCTTTAAAGCAATCTCCATTTATTATTTGATTAAGCATAATCTATATATCTTAATCAAATAAGTTCCTTAAGTCTAAATTATATTTTAAGTCAACATCAAATCCTTTATGAAAAAGTTTAATATCATTCCATGTTTTAAATGTATTAACTATTTCTTCAATTTTATCATATTCTTCTTTACTCATATCCTCATTGAATAAACTCATTAAATTATCTATCTCATTAAAACTTAAATAGTTTTTATTACCTAAAAAATAAACAAAGTAAAATGTATATTCTTTTTTAATTTCCTTTTTCTCAAAAATATAACGAGCCAAACAATCTTCTATTCCCATAGTAGGTAATGAAAATCTATAATCATTCATTAAAAATTCTCTTGTATCATAATCAAATTCATATTTTGAATAATCAAAATATGAGTAATTATCATCAATAGGAATTTGTATATCACCTAAATTTACATAAATATTTTTCTCTAATGTAAATTTAACTATTTCTAAAAATATGTAATATAAATCCAATGCTTTTATATCAGCAAAAGAACCGTTTTTAATAACAGTATTATTATTAACTATTTTTATCATACAATTAATAATACTTAAAATATTATTTTGTTGAAAATTCTTTTTATAAAAAGCAATGTCAATTTCAGATGCTTTTTTAATCTTTACTGTAAAATCTTTAGGATAAAAAATACCATTTGTTGTAGATCTTGATAAGTCGATAAGTTTTGTTTTATCTTTTAACGATGATAATATAGAAAATATACTCATATTAGTATAAAAATTTTTATATTATATATTATATTATATATAAGTTCATAAAAAAATCCCTCTTTAAGAGGGATTTTTTAAATTATGCAGAACATACTTCACAATCTTCATCATCATTTGGTTTTGAAAAATTAATCTGAGTTTTATTCTCTTCTTTATCCTGTGTTGTGAACTTAATAGCACTTGCAGCACCTTTCAATCTTAGATAATAAATACCAGTTTTTAAGTTAGTTTTATCTTCTCTATAGAACTTAGGATTACCCAATTTATCATAAACTACATCAACACCTTCTGGAATTATTGAATTACCCATTTTATCTAAATTGAAACTTCTTCTACCCCATCCATAAAAATGCATAGATGTTAATTTAGCAAAGTTAGGTGCTTCCATAAAGATATTCAAAGATTGAGTTTGATCTATAAATGCTCCTCTATCCGCAGACATATCTATAATATCTCTTTGTTTAATTTCCCAAACTGTTTTATAAATTTCTTTAATTTCAGTTGGAATTTCAGGTATATTTTGGATAGAACCATCTTCATTAATAATTTTAGTTCTAATTTTATCAGACCATATACCCAATTTAACTAATTCTTTTACTAAGTATTTATTTACTATAATAAATTCGCCTGAAAGAACCCTTCTAACATATAAATTAGAATTTTGAGCCTCATATGATGCTCCATTTCCTAATATAGATGATGTACTTGCGGTTGGCATCACTGCTGTTGTTAATGAGTTTCTAACACCATATTTTACAACTTCTGTTCTTAACTTATTCCAATCATATCTATCAGATGGTTTAGTATTCCATAAATCAAATTGGAATTTACCTTCTGATAATGGAGAACCCTTAAATGTAGCATATGCTCCTTGTTCTTTAGCTAAATCATTTGATGCTTTAATAGCAGCATAATAAATAGTTTCAAATATTTCTTTGTTAATCTTTTTAGCTTCAGGACTATCATAAGGTATATTCATTAAGAAAAATACATCTGCTAAACCTTGAATACCTAATCCAATTGGTCTGTGTAAAAAGTTAGAAAACTTCGCACTTTCTGATGGATAATAGTTTGTTTCAATAACATTATTTAAGTTAATAGTTGCTTGATAAGATACTTCATATAATTTCTTATGATTTAATGTTCTGTTTTTATTAACAAATTTTGAAAGAGCAATTGATGCTAAGTTACAAACCGCAGTTTCATTAACACTTTCTCTATTATAGAACTCACCTAATTTAAGACTTTCTAACAATTCTTTATTCTTAAGAATTTCTTTTTGAATCTTTGTAATTCCCGAGCATTCTAATATTTCTGCACAAAGATTCGAACTTCGAATAATACCAATATTAGACTGATTAGATTTTTTATTAATAGCGTCTTTATATAAGATATAAGGAGTTCCTGTCTCAATTTGTGATTCAAGAATTTTATTCCATACTTCCCTTGCTTTAATGGTTTTTTTACCTCTACCTTCTGTTTCATATTTGATATAAAGTTCTTCAAACTCTTTACCATATGTTTCAGTTAATCCTGAACACTCATGAGGATCCATTAAAGTCCAATCTTCATCTAAGTCAACTCTAATCATAAATAAATCATTCATCCACATAGCTAAGAATAAATCTCTAGCACGAATTTCTTCTTTACCTTGATTCTTTCTTAAATCTAAGAAGTCTAAAATATCTGGATGCCAAGGCTCTAAATACATTGCTATACTTCCTTTTCTTTTACCACCACCTTGATCAACTGCGCGAGCTACTTCATTATAGATTTTTAAGAAAGGTATAATACCATTAGATGTACCATTAGTTCCTGAAATATAAGTTCCTTTACTTCTTATTTTAGAAAAATCTATACCAATCCCACCTGCATTTTTAGATATTTGTGCACTTTCTTTAATGTTATCAAATATACCTTCAATGCTATCACTTACCGATAGTAAGAAACATGAACTTAATTGAGTTCTTGTTGTACCTGAGTTAAATAGAGTTGGAGTTGCGTGAGTATATAATCCTTCTGAAAGAAGGTTATAAGTTTCGATAACTTTAGGTATATTATTTCCCCATATTTGTAAAGCTGTTCTCATATACATATATTGAGGTCTTTCTGCTACTTTACCATTAATCTTTAATAAGTAAGATTTTTCTAAAGTCTTATATCCAAAATAATCAAAGTTATGATCTCTTGAATGTATAATAGCAGAATCTAATTCATCTTTATTAGCCATTACTAAATCATAAAAATCTTTTGATACTATTGGTTTGTGATCATTTTTTATATCATAAAAATGATATAAATCATAAACTGTTTCTGAGAACCCTTTTTTAGTTTCTTTGTGTAAAGCTGTAATAGCTAATCTAGCAGCTAAAATTGCATAATCAGGGTGTTTTGTAGTTAATGATGCTGCTGTTTCCATAGCAAATACATCTAGTACTCTTGTTTCTATATCAGGTGTTATACCTTCAATAACCTTTTGAGCTATCTCAAAAGGCATTATCCATTTTTGGTCTAAGCCGTATGTTTGTTGATTGATTCTATCAAGAATCTTATCTAAGACAACTAGCTCTCGTTTACCATTTCTTTTTGTTACTTTTATCATGTTCATAATTATAGTTTTGTATTTTATATATTGTTCTAAAAATATTTTATTTAGAAGAAAGATTATTTTTTTATGTTTTTTTATGTTAAATAAAATCTAAGTTATTTAATTTATTTAGATTAAATCTAAACTTAGAATTATTAAGAATTTTAGTAATTTTATCTATTGTTATAATATATTTTTTTTCAAATGAGTCTACTAAATATGTATGCTCATCTTTATCAATTTCAATTACAATTCCTGTTATCAACTTATCATTATATTCTTCGTCAATCCAAACAAATTCTAATTCAGTTCCTATACTTATATTTTTATGAGCAACATCTTTAGAAATTTCTTGTTTTCCTATATGAACTTGCAACTCAGCAATTATAACATTTCTCCACTTATTATCCAATAACTTAAACATATTAAATAAATTATCAGAAAAATAAACTGCTAATTCATTAAATATTTCTACATTTGAAAATTTTTCCTGATGTAATCTAGTTTTCAATAACTGAAAATAATTATTAAAATCAGATTTAGCAGGTTTTCTTCTATTATTAAAGAAGTTTATATCTGTATTATCTAACAATACTTCATAAACCTTTTCTTTAATCCTTTTATTTCTAATAAAGTTTTCATTATTTTGAGATTCATCCCAATATTGAGTAGATCTTTCTACATCAAATTTTTCTTCTAATTGAATTAAATCAAAATCATCTTCACTTATATTTTCTTCCTTCTTACCCTTAAAGATAGAATCATATTTAAGAGAATGTTTACCTTCTATTGTATGCTTAGATACTAAGATATCTTCTATATACTCTTCGGGTCCTTCTATTTTTTCTACATCTAAATCAAGTTCTATATCTAAATCTTCTTCTAAGTCGGGAGTTTCTTCATCTAAATTAATAATATCTTCTTCATCAATTTCAATGACTTCATCGCACTTATCATCTAAGATTTCTTCATTATATGAAGATTCGTCTAAATTATCGGATAAGTTTTCATCTACTATAGTAGTTTCTTTTTTACTCATTTTTATTATTTATTTTGTCTTTTTATATAAAAAAATTAATTATAGTTTAATTAAGAATCTAAAAATGTTTCATTCTCTAATGTCAAGTATTTAGAATTAAGATTAATTCTCATTTGACTCTTGGAAAAATCACCATCCCGCTGTTTTAATAACTTAAATCTATATAAATTAATTTTTTTCATTTCATCCGTTCTTATTATCGCAAAGAATGTATCCGCTGTCTCCGCAATCGCTTTACTTTCAGGTACTGATTCTAATGTTATATCAGATGCATTCCAAGCATCTTTCGCTACTTGAACTGCTGTTAATACAGGACAATCATATTTAGCTGCAATTGCTCTTAAACCTTCAGCTATAGATTTACCTTTAGAATATAAATTATCTCCAGAAATACCTTTAACAGGAGCAATAAGTGTTATATAATCAATAATAATAAAATCTATTTTTATATTAGCTTTATCTTTTAATTTTTGGATAAAGAAATCAAAGTCATTTACAGTTGCTGTACCTGCTGCCCAAAACTTAGTGATAATTTTACCTATTTTTTTCTCAAATAAATCATCCGAATTACTTTTCAGAGCATTTATCTTTTTCATCATAAACTCCTTATCTTTAGATATTTCATCATAATCATTAATAGGGATATTTAACCTCATTGCTCCTAATCTTTTAAGAACCTTTTTTTCAGACATTTCTAGTGTAATATATAGAACATTATTACCTAAATTAGCAGCTCTTACTGCAAAGTTTTGCATCCATAAAGAATTATGACTTAATATATCATTTGTATAATATTGCTTACTAGAACCTTCTGAAATTTGTAAATCATACATATTTGATTTCTTACCATTTTTATACATTTCCATTATCATTTCAGGACCTGTTTTAGTCATAATAAAATCGCCAATTGATAAATTTTCACAATAAATTTCAGTTAAATCACATTTTTTAGTAATAAAATCCATGTTATCACACCGATATAATATATGTTTATCCGCACATATTATATCACCACCATTATCCAATAATATATACCATTCTTCAAATTCTATTGTTTTACCAATACCTTCTATATTTATCCATCCATTGGGAGTTAATACTTCGTAATTTTTAACTTCATAGCCCTCAATAAATTTTTCATATAATATTTTTTCTTCCATTTTATTTTTATTTTTTTAAAAAATCTAAACATTTATTTAAATTGACTTATGTCCCTGACTAATAGTGGTAAAGAGCGTTCCTATTTCAATTTTTTCTTCCTTACCAGTCAAGGTATTTCTTATATCTATAACAGTGGAAGAAAAAGAGCATTTACCATTATTAGTTTCACTCATTAAACAATTTAATGTTCCTCTATCCCATCCACCACCTAACATAGTGTTAATAGTATTAAATCCTGAATTAATTTTTAATACAGAACTATCTTGTGAGTGAGCTTCGGCATCATCAAAATCAGAACCTAAATCATCTTCTTTTATAAAGTTAGCGTTCATAGAATCTTCTACGATAACTCTAATTTTATTAGCAATATCTGTTGTTTCTTCGATATTAGAAAGAGTTTCTAAATTTCTTGTTTGTTCAATAATGTCAGTAGTTCCATCTTTTATACGATTAGAAAGAATCCATGAGTTTATTTTTGGAAGAATAAAGTTCTTTTCATCATAATCTTCTATTTTAAGAGTTAACATTGACTTTAATATTTCTTTGGTAATTAATCCTTCATGATCTACTAAAGCCACCATTTCCCAAATTTGTTTAGGAGAAGGTATTTCTGCTTCTTTATTATTTAATACGTATTCTCTAATTATTTCATATACGAATTTTAACTCATTATTCTTAAAAAAGTGTGTTTTAACTATGTGAAAAAATCTTTTATTTCCTAATATATACGAAAAGAATATTTTTTCTAATGAAATTGTCATAATTTTTTTTATTTTTTTACTACATTTTTAGTATATAGTTTTTTTAATATATACATAAAATGTAATACATAATATGCAAGTATTAAAATTTAAGCAGTATAAAAACTCTATTGATCTAGCAACAGATTTTTTAGATTTGCTTGGATCTAAAATTAATGAAGATAACGTTGTGAATGATATCTTAAATAAAGTAACAAATGATTTAAAATTAAATTTTACTCTTATCACTTCTTTTGGTACAGGTATAAGTTTTATATATCCTATTGTTGATAATTTAATCAAAAATTCAAAACTAAATATAGATATGTCTATTGAAAATATAGTTTTATTAACTATAACTTCTATAAGTATATTCTATCTTGAATCAAGAAAAGGAAAAGTGAATGAAAAACTCGAAAAAGAAGTTAAAAATTTACTTGAAGAATTAAAACTTAGAGGTATAGGAAATGGTATTGTTAAAAAATTAACAGAATGTCTAAAAGCTCTAAATAACATCTTCATAATCCTACTTAAGAACACATATAAAACCATCGAATCTTTTGTTGATATGTTTAGTTATACTTCAATTTTAGTGCCTATTTTGAGTGCTATAACAACACTAGTATCTAAAAATAATTATAACTTAGATACTTTTAGTAATAGTTTTATTTCTTTAGGTATAGGTATTACTACATTAACTGCTAAACACGGTTTAAATTGGTTAATACAGAAGTTAAAAAATAAAATCTATTTAAATAACGATATTAATAAAAATATCGCTACTCAAATAGATGATACTCCTAATTCTAATTCTATGATAAACGAATCATAGTTTAACATTTACTCTTTTAATAGATTCTTGAAACCAAATAGGTAAATATTCTGAACTATATTTGATAATATCTCCAAAAGATCCATCTATAATTATAGTATCAGCAAAGTCCGTTTTTGAACGAATACTTCTACCACACATTTGTTGTAAAATAGCACAGGTTTTCCATGCATACCATTCAGGATTATTCTTCTGTCTTAGTTTATTTTTTTGTGAAGCTAAACTAGGATAAGGTACTTTTGCTATAATCTGAAATCTGCTTTTATCACCATCAAAAGATACCCCTGTTGATATACTTGGTGATATTAAAACAGTTGGATCATCTGAATCAAAATGCTTTTTTAACATTTCTGTTTTATTAGCAGAATCATGAAACAATAATCTTTTGTTTTTTATATCATTTTTAATCCAAGTTGATAATTCAAAAGAATTAGTATGTATAATTCCTTTACTATCTTTATACTTATTAAGTATTTTGTCTAAATAACTTTTGTAATTGATAAAAGTTTCTTCTTTTTTAGCATATGACATCTTACCTAATGGCATATAAAATATTTGTCTATTTTCAATAGGAAATGGAGAAGGTATAGAATAATATACACATTTTTTTAAATCCAATCCATTCAATTCTGAAAAGATTTTCTTACTTAAAATAGTACCTGACATTAATATAACAGTATCATAATTATCCCATACATATTTATTCAAATACTTATATGACCATATTGGTTCTAATGATAATTCATATTGTTTTGTTTTATCATTATAACTTTTTTCCAAAACCCAATTCTCTCTATCATCATTATACTCCTTTAAGAAAACATCTATTTTAGTTTCATATTGTTTTAAATCTGCCATAACTTGTATAGATTTAACATCATCATTAACATAATCTAAAATTTTAGATAACTTTAAATCTCTTTTAGTATTTTTAGCAGTTGATGGTGTACTAATCATATTATTAGTAGTTTGTGCTATTGTTAGTATAAGCTCTCCTTTAAAATATTCTAAGAATTGAATATAATCATCAATAGTAGCAACATATTTTAACTTACTTATTATTTCATCTTCATTATCAAATCTTAATTTTTTAATTACGGTTTCTGTAATTTTTATTGAAATAAAATCTGACATAACTTCATCTAATAAATGGCAATTACTAACATTTAAATTATTAGCAAAATAATTATGATTATCTTTAACTCTTAGATTATAAACATCTTCTTTATAATCTATTTTTTTTATTTTTTTTATTTTCATTTTTAAATTGTTTTAAATTTCTTATTAATTTTTCAGTACAAGATTGTTTTAATACTAATTTTTCATCATAATTATTTTTAAACCATTCATCAGTTATAATTACATAATTATAACTATTTTCTTTTGCCCATTTTTCCGCATAAATAATTTTTACTTTTACTTTATCATCATCTAAATTAGATTTAGGTTTTATTTCATAAAAAGTTTTTTGAGAATGATCAACAAAATCAATTATATAGTTTTTATATTCATTATTATAAACATATGGAATAACTAATTTTTCATATAATAAATCAGGATTAAATAATTGAAAATATGCTTCCCAACACGATCTTAACTTTAAATTTATAATTTTGTTATTTCTTATAAAAGATATATCACATCTTGATTTTGCCCAACTATTACTTATTGGTGGTACAAACAACCCATCTTTTATTTTTTTCTTCATAGAAATAGATTGTTTTTTATAAGATTTTTTACGAGTTTCTTCAGTCATTTTATGACTAGTATTATTATCACCTTTTTGTATATTAGAAAAATACAAACTAGCACATTTTTTACTACAAAACGGATATATATCTTTTGTATTTCTTCTTGGTAATAAACCAATTGATTTTTTATTATTATTACATTCTTTTATTCCACATTTTTTATCCCAATGTGATGTTAAATAGTTTTTAACATTCTCTAAAGTAATTTTGGGTAATTCTAAAATATAATCGTTCTCAATTAAAATTTTATCTAATTTTAGATTTAATCTTTCTTCACCTTTCATATTTAATATCTGTCTTTTTATTAGAAAAGATGATAAAAAATCATATATTTTATCTTTTTCTTCGTTTGTCATATATTATATATTAATAATATCATCATCTTCTGATAAATCTTCTACTTTTTTCCATTCTCCAGTTTTTAATCTAACTTTGTGATTCCCTGTTATTTTTAACATAACACCATTTTCCATTTCTAACTCATACATCTGTTGATTTTTACTAAGATTTTTATATACATATTCTACTTCTTTATTTTCATATTCATTAGTTTCTTCATTTAAAGTAAGTACATATTCACCTTCTTTTATATCTTTAATCTTTTTATCTTCCCCTGTACTCATTTTAATATAACTATCAGGATGTAAACATTCATCCACAATTAATAATCTAGAATCTCTATTCTCTAATAACTTAGGAGTATATAAAGAATGTATTAAATACAAATGAAAATTAGTTAATGAAACTCTACCACCAATATATGCTTCTTTAGCAGAATCATACGGACAAAAATCACAAACAGTTTTATTTAACTTATTAAACTCTTTACCTTGAGCACAAGAACAACTATAACTTGAACAATTATAATTATCTTTCCCTTTTAAGTTGGTAATTGATTCGTATTCTTCGTCATATTGATCTTGAAGAATTTTACCAGGTGTAATTATATCTACTTTTGAATCAGGACTTACTATATTTAAAAACCATTGACTTATCATAAGTGCTAAATGACTTTTACCTGTCCCTACAGGTAAGTTCATTAGATAAAATTTATTATCAGGTTTATTAGCATGAATTTTCTTAACAAATTCTAATGCTTCATCTTGTTCTTTTCTTGGTGTGTATCTATTTAAATCTTCTCTTAATCCCATTATTTATTTTTATTTTTAATCTTCTAACTTTATTTTATCCCATAAAAACAAACAATCATCTTTTTTTATTGATATAATTTCTTTATCTTCAATAAAAAAACAACTTTTTTTATTTCTCTTATGAAGAATTAAATCTTTTCCATATATATTTATACTATCTCCTATTTTATAAAAAAATGAGTTTCTTAATACTTTATCTTTTTCTTCCTTAAACTTAAATATAAATTTAGAAGGTATTTTAACTAAATTTCTACATCTTCTTCCAATTGAAGATTCAGTCATATTTAATTCAACTGAGGCTTCTTTAATAGAAGAAAACTCTTTAATAAAATTTCCTTCTAAATCATATTGAATAATAGATTTTTTTTGAAATTTAGACATTTTTAATTTTAATTTATTATTATCAATAACTTTATTTCTATTAATTTTTATTTTTTCAATTGTTTCATCAGAATGCTTTTTACCAAACATAGGATGATTAATACCTATAACTCTATCAGATTGTTCTTGTTTAACTTTTTCTGTATGATGTTTTCCAAAAAAAGGATTTTTTTCCCCTAAGTTTATTTTACTAAAATGCTGTTTTTGCTCTTCAGATATTGGATTATTTTCATAAAATTTTTTTCTTGATAAAATTGCTTTTAATTTAGAATCTCTAGTTATTTGAAAATCATAACCACCATTCCCACCTTCACATAGATTAGTTAAAGGTCCTGTATTTATGTTAATTCGACCAATTTTTGATATAACTTTTTTTTCTAATTCATAAGCTTTACTTTCCTCTTCTATATCATTATATATAATGATAGTTTTTATTTCTATATTATTTTCGTTTAATTTTTTTATTTTATTTGATTTAAAATCAAATGATTTCGTTTTTTTAGACTGAGTGTACCTTCTACCACTGCCTTTTCCTACATAAAAAGGTTCGAATTCGAATTCTAAATCATCATAGATAAATTGTCCTGATTTAGAAGAATCTAAATAAACATAAATGTAATATTTTTTCATTTAATCTTTTTTATTTTATATATTAATTAATTTTAAATCCCTATACCAAATCTAATCTTCTAATTCTTGTTCTAATTGTTTAATTTCATCCAAAATTTGCTTTAATTCCTCTTTTTTCTTCATCATTATGTTTTTATTCTTTTTCCTATCACTAAATACATCTATTAACATATTTATAGTAGGTGAAACTACTTTTTTAAAAACACAACCATTATTGCAAATAACTACATTATCAAAATCAATTTCTGTACCATTAGTACAGAAATTTTTATTATTTGGGTTTTGAATTCCTACAAAATTTTCAGGTGAAATGTAGAATTGCATCTGGGTTCTGGGATAGAGGCTTGAAAAGTCATAACAAACACACCACTTGTTCATTCCAACAATTGGGTCTTTAACAAATCCACCTTCTATTGTTCCTTCGTCACTACCTTCTTTTTCATCATCTTTAAATATGATAGCGTTCATTTGATCTTTAAACCTATGTCTTAAAACTCCTTCTGTAATTGCTAATGTACCTAAATTATTTTTTGCTTTAGATAATACATCAGTAATTTTTATTCTTGATAAAGAACTTATCGCATAAATAATAGAGATATAGTTTTTGGCATCATGTATTTTTTGAACTAACACGGAATCCACCGCATTATAATACATAAAAGTTTCAAAATCATCTTCATATAATTTTTGTAAAGAACCATTATATTTAATTTTCTCTAATCCAATTAATTTATTAGATACAAATTCTAATTTAGAGGATTCTTTAATCTTAATTGTAGTATCACAGATTTCATATAACTGCATATAATCAAAAATCATCTTATGTGCAGGCATTTCATAATCTTTCAACCAAATTTTATTCATTTTTTTGGTTGGAGATGCTACCGCAGGATCAATAGTTATTTCTTTACCATTAATTTTCTTTTTTAATTTTCTTGACCTATTAACTAAATAAATCCAGTCATAGTTAACAAAGTTCCATCCTGTCATAACAGACATTTTTGGAACCATCGTATTAAAAAAGTTATACATCATATCAAATTCTGAATCGTATTTAACATACTTAAACTTATATGTTGTTCCTAATTTTTTAAAGTATTTATTAGTATTATCTAATATACGTGTTTGTGTTTCACTTGATAAATCTTTTAATCCTAAAAGGATTATTTTATCTTCATAAACAATAGATATTGAAAGAACTTTTGTAGCTGCGCCTTCTTTAACTACATTTCCTGCTTCATCTTTAATATCAGCGGCTTCAGGAAATCCATCTACTATTTCAGTTTCAATATCTATAAAATAGATATTGGGTAAATTAAATTCAAAGATTTCTTCTCTTTCATTTTCGGGAAGAGTGTCTAAAAATTCATAAATAGAATATCTATTTGGGTATGGTGAATCTACTAATTTAATAGATTTACCATCCCATGATTTATATTTTTGATCTTTTTCAGAATCTTCATCATCACAAACTACGTATTTTTTGGGATTTGGCCATTTATAGTATTTTAGTTTAATATTTCCTGACTTATCGACATAGGAAACTACTAAATTTTTTGTACTTGGTAGGTATTGAGTATCAACTAGCATATGTTTTATTATTTTATAATGTTATATCTAAAAAATAATAAAAAGTTTTTTCAAAATAGATAAAAATCCACTTTTAACATTTAATATATAATTAAAAATAAAAACAAAAAATGGCAAGACCTTACATTAACACATTAAATGCAACTTATTCTAATCCTACATTCTCTATAAATTTACAATACTTTCACGTAAGAGGTGGCGGAACTTTTTCTATAGCTGGACTTTCAGCTGGTGTAGTTTCACCGTTTGCAGCTGGAACTACTAGTTATTATAACGCAGGAACTACTTATTCTTTTAGATTAGGAACTTTAGCAACTGCTTCTATTGGAGGTGTACTTATACCAGGAAGTAGCCCAAGCAGATATATTTATACAGCAACTGTTAGCTATCCATTCCAAAATGGTGTTGAAGGTTTCACATTCTCTGCTTAATTAGATAAAGGGAATTTTATTGTGGGAGAAGATTTATAATCAATTATTTGAATATCTTCGTATTTAATGTCGTCAAAAGAATTATTATTAAGTATTAACTTAGGAAGCATATAAGTTTCCTGAGTTAATTGCTTTTTAACCCCTTCTACTTGATTTAAGTAAATATGACAATCTCCACCATTAAATATTAATTCATAAGGAATCATATTAGCTTCTTTGGCTAATAAATGTAATAATATACCATAAGAAGCTATATTATACGGAATTCCAAGAGGAAAATCACAACTACGTTGAAACCATTTTAGAGTTAAATATCTTTTTGGAATATTCAAATTATCTAAATGTTCGTCAGTAATATCTTCTCCATAATACTTACTTTTACCCAAAGTATTTAACCAATATTGTAATCTTTGATCTTGTGTTAATTCAAATGTATAACATTGAAACCCAAAATGACATGGGGGTAAAGTCATTTGATCTATTTCACCAACATTCCAAGCATTTACAATTAATCTACGAGAATCAGGATTTGTTTTAAGGTCATTAATCAAATTTTGTATTTGGTCAATTCCTTTAATATAAAATTCTTTCATCTCACCACCGACTCTATGTGAAGCTCCACCAAAAGATCCACCATAATGGTACCCACCTACTTCACGTAGTTCTTTACGTCCACCCCAATCTCTCCATTGTTTTCCATATACAGGTCCTAATTCACCCCATTTTTTAACAAATTCTTCACCTCTTTCATTTTTTTCTTGCATTGATTTAACAAACCAATCTTTAGACATTGGTGCATAGTAATCGGGTTGAACGTCTAGTTCAGGAGGACAGGTAGGTGGGGTAAATTTTTTAAGGTAATTAGCATAGCAATCACCATCCCAAATATGGGTGTCATTATCTAATAAATATTTGACATTAGTATCGCCTTTTATGAACCAAATAAGTTCATGGATTATTCCTTTTAAGAACATCTTTTTAGATGTTAAAAGAGGAAATCCTTCGGACATTTTGAATCTCATACTAAGATCAAAAACTGATAGAGTTCCGGTGCCGGTTCTATCAGTTTTTTTAATACCATTGTCTAAAATATATTTAAGACATTCTATATATTGTTTATCTACGTTATTTTTCATATTTTTCTATGAAAAATTATTTCAAAAGTTTTATTAAGTAAAAATTATTTTCTAAAACTTTCCCATTTTGGATCATACCAAAATGTTCTATTATCTGAATCTTTTAGATGATTACCTTTTTGATAAAAAACCCATTTTAAAAAATCATCTGAATTAGAATCATTTGGATTTTTCCAATCTTTTAATTGACCCCCATTTAATTTATAAGAAGTAATTTGTATATCTCTACACATATCAATTATTTCAGGTCTTTTAATAATCACATCTTTTGCTTTTTGAAATGGATTTTCATCCAAATAATATAAAATAGTAGACCTAATATAGTTTCCTACTCCACTAAAATACTCTTGATTTAAGAGAGCTTCATAAATAGGTAATTGAAATACTTTTTTATCTAAATTATTAACTATATTTAACTTAAATTTATCAAATTCTTTAGTTGGGTCAGGACCTCTTTTGGTATCAAATCCACCTATTTTATATTTAGGTCCTAAATAACCACCATATAAAACTAAACTCATATCATCTTCAGAATCAATTCTGAAACGAGTGAATTTTACATTGTTCCATTCATCAGTTGGGACCCAACACCAATTACCACTCATCCCCATAAAAAAATCAATATCAATATGATTGTTGTCATTAAAAAATGATAGGGTTAGTAACTTACCACTTGATTGTGTATATACATAAAAATCTGTAATTATAGGATTTTCGTGTTCTGTATTTTCTTTGTGAACATCAAACATTTTTTTAAATAGTTTGTGTTCAGTATTTTTTTTAATAAAGTCAGACATTATTCTGACTTCTGGACCTTCGGGCATAATATGTTTTTATATATAGAAATAAAATTGTATATGGAAAAAATAATCAAAGCAACACCATTAACACAAGAAGAAATAACACTTCTTAGAGAGCAATATGTAATAGAATATGCTAAGAAAAAAGGATGGGATTCAAATAAACTTTCAACTACACAACTTTTAGAAATTGTAGAATCAAAAGGTTATAAGCATCCCATGATTTTAGGTTAAAATGGTAAAATTTCATCAGTTAAATGTTCATATGGTATGGTAGATAATTGAGATATATAAGGTATAAAATAGCTACGATTTCCTACGAATTCATAAGCTTCTTCTGTTCTTATATAACAATCTCTACCGTCCCATACAACACTAACAAAATTAGTTCCCCAATTTTCTAATTCTTTAGCTAATAGAGCTTTTTCTTTTTCTATCCAAGTATCGGAAATATACATTTTTTTACGAACTCCATTATCTTTAATATAAGTATAATTTAAATCAAAGAACTCAGAATATGTATTATCATATCCTGCAAAAGCTTCAAAAACATCTTCATCATTTCTACTAGAGTAATAATTACTATATGAATTAGTTGCTTTTGTATTATCTCTATGTATTTTTAGAGATTCCCAATCAATTCTTACAACTGCTTTACACAATTTATATAAATAATCTATATCTTGTCTTTCACAAGTTTTGTGTTCATCATAATAACCAACAGATATATTTGTACATTCGGGAATATCCCACATAAATTGTGCAGAGTCAGTTAAAACTCCTGTATCATCAGGAGATAGTTCTAATCCATTAGAATTTAATAAAGAGCATAATTGATTAGCAAATTGAGATGAACAACAATCTGTATATAATTGACTTGTAATTACGGAAGTTGTTCCTTTTCTATCAAATGAAATTACTTTATTGATATTATATAATTCTTTAGGTATTTCCTCAGATCGATTAGCTAATGAAAAAGAAACTTTGGAAGAACCTATACATCCAACTTCTTCACTTAAGAAAAAATAGTATAATCCAGGAATATTTTTTTCTATCATATATAACATAACAGTCATACCTGCTTTATCATCCGCACCTAAAATTGTAGTACCATCAGTTTTTATGATATTTTTTTCAAATCGGTGTTTTACTTTTTTAAATTCACTACATGCGGTGTCTAAGTGGCATGTAAACATAGTTGTTGATTCTCCTATCATTAGGTAATAGTTGCCATAAATATCTTTTTTATAGCCAGTTGGTAAATATTTTTCCAACATAAATTCAAAACCTGACGGATAGGTAAAGCTTGTTAACTCAAGAAATGTTTTTCTTACTTTCATTTATAATTATTTTTATTTTTACAAATATAATTATTTTTTTTCATATAAACAAATTTATATAAATTGTTATAATATAAAAAATAAATAAAAAATATGATAGATTATTTAATACCATATAGACACTCTGGTAAAAATCTTAATAACTTAAGAAAAGTAATAGATTGGATCAAAGGATTTAATACCATTAGAACAACCGTAATTGAAGTTGGAAAAGTTTCTCAATTAAAATATCTAAACTTAGAATGTAATTATCTTTTCTTAGAAACTAAAGAAAAAATGACATGGAATAGGTCATGGGCTTATAATCATGGGTTATCTAGAACTAATAACCCTATTGTTATATTTGGTGATGTTAATATATTAGCAAATCCTGATACTTTAATTAGTTCTTTTAATGAATTAAATATATATGATTGTATATTACCTTATGATTCTATATTACAATTAGACTTTATGAATTCTAACTCAAGTCTTCAACAAATAATTAGTTTAGATACTACAGGAAAAACAGTTACTGGTTTAGATAATATTTCTATTTTTAAAAGAGAAGCTATTAATAAAATTGGTGGGTGGAGTGAAATGTTAAATGATGGGGATGAGAATGTTTTTCAAGCTCATAAAATTGGAAAAATGTTAAATTTTAAGCAGAAAAATAATACATCATTCTGTTTTGATAAAGATGATTTTCCTAAACAAAATAATCCCGAATTGTTAAAGAAATTAACAAGTTTAGGTAATTTAGAAATTGAAAGATATATAAGTGCTGAACAAAGAGGACTTTCTAATAAATTTTTATATTAAAAAAAGCGGAACATTTGTTCCGCTTTTTTTATACTTTCTTTAAAGATTTTTTAACTGTATCTTTTTTATCAGATTTTTTTACAGGTGTAATGGGAGCTTTTTTAACTACTACTTTTTTAGGAACTTGTTTAACTTTTTCAATAACTTTTTCTTTTACTTCAACAATTTCTTCTTTTACTTCAACAACTTCTTCTAAAGTAATAGTTTTTTCTTGGGAATCAATCTCAACTTCGATAATTTTTTCTTCATTATTTATCTCAACTTCAATTTCAATAGTATCAGTTGTATTAACTAAATTTTCTTCAATAAGTTCTTCAACTATTTCATCAATTTTTTCCTCAGAAATTTCATAAGGTAAATCATTATATACATTAAGATCTTTATATAAATGAGGATGCCTTTCTTTTCTTCTTTCGTGATTCATATTGTTATTATATTTTTATTATATATTAAGAATATGAAACTCTCATCTTTTGATATTTCATCAGTAATTTATACATCTTCTCGTATTCTAAATCAACGTTATTAATAGTTTTTGGAATCCATCTATCTTCGTTTAAATATTCAACAAGCATACCTTTTTTAATATCTTCTTTTTTAGACGGAAAGAAATATCTTTTTTTCTTTTCAAATGAAAAAGACATACTATTAAATACATAAAGTTTTTGATTTTCATTTAAATCAGGATATAATTTAATATTTAATAAAAATTCTTCCCCTGTTTTTTCAATTAACTTATATTCAATATCATTTTTATATTTAACAATAACATTGTCTTGTCCAAATTTATCCATTAAAAATACAGAATCTTTTCTTAATGTATTATTATCATCAGGACACATCGCTAATATTGAATTCTCACGAATATTTTTAGAAAAAGAATAAATAGGAAATATAGTATAATTTTTAGGATATAAAACAGAACAAATCCTTTCTAAAACTATTTTATTCTCGTGCTGAGTTAAATAATTTGTAAAAGGATTTATTATTATATAAGAACTATTTTCGTCTAATAAATTTAACATAAAGTATATATTAAAATTAATTCATATTAAATTGTTGTTTTAGTTTTTCTTCAAAAATTAATTCAACAATTTTAGAATATTTTTTTGCACAAATTATACTATCATGAACTGTTATCAATTTTATATCAGGATTATACTCCATAATAGATTTTATAATTTTATTAAAAATTAAATTTGATTCTGCTAATTGTAAAGCATGTGATAAACTTCTATAATCTCCTTTTCTTTTTTTATATTCAATAATAAACTTATATACTTCTGGAAATAGATTTTCAAAGTTTTCATCATGTATATTTTTTCTATTTTGTCCAAAAAATACTTTATACACCATTTCTTTTACTAACTTTTTCTCCGTATATATAGGACATTTATCCATTATAAACTGATATAATTTACCATTATAAGTTAAATACCTATAAAACTGAACACCTTCATTATGATAATAGTTTTCATTTTGCATTAATATATTTAAAAATAAAGGCTGAGAATTACTTATATCTACTTCATATGTTTCTTCACTATCTAATAAAAGACAGTTTTTTCTAATAAAAGATTTTAATACAGTAAAATTAGTATGCATTCTACCAAATACATCAAAGTGATAAAATATCTGATTTTGATCAATACAATCAACACTATATTTATTTCTATTATAAATACTATCATCATTAAATGTATTATCCAAATAAAATATAGATTTAGCATAATCTACTTTAGCACTAAATAAATCTAATACTAATTTTTTCTTTATTTCAGTGGGTATAACAGTTTCTTTCGCTTTACTAATAAAGTTATTAATATTAAACTTCATGTTATATCTTTTTAAGATAATTTTATCATTATTGACATATCTTAAAATTTTACCTCTACATACTTTAGTATTAAACTCATAAACTCTACAGTTATGACCTTTTCTATAATTTAGAAGAAGTTTTAATACACCTGTTTCAACTAAGTATTTGATATAATAGTTATATAAATAACCATATCTTTCTTTTAAAATTTCTGCTGATAAGCTGATTTTATTATTTTTCTTATTAAAGTATTTTGCAATTAAAGAATGAACTAAATCAATTAGAAAAGCAGACTTTAGTTTTTTATTTTCATAGAAAAAGAAAGTTTCCCGAGAAATTTCTAAAAAATCACTCGGTAAATATTGTAGGATATATTTTTTATACATTATGTAATTAAATAGTATTTTTTTTACCATTTTCTGGTATATTACCTATATCCTTTTTATTTTTTTTAGTTTTATTTTTGCCTGGGTTTTCTATCTCTGAATAAACATCAGGATAAACATCTCCCGTAAAATCTTTATCATATTGGATATCAAAATATTGACCAAAATCTAAAAGACCTTTTTTACCTAATTCTACTTCTGTTTTCTTTTTTAAGAAAAAATCTATTCTAGAATTTATTTCATCAATAAACTTATTGAATACATTTAACGTTTGGTTAGTAAATATACCTATTACTTTATTTCTTTTCTTATTAAAAGAGCCTAAAATAACTTTAAAAATATATTCTAAACGTTTGTCTTGTTCAATATATTGTTTAGTTAATTTATTATTTAATAACTCTGTATTAATTCTAAATTTATCCTTATCAAAGAATTTAGGAACTACAAAATCAAATTTTAATATATCATCCTTAACTTCTGTAATATACATATTATATAACTTACTTATAAGATTTATATAAGAATCATCTTTTCTAATTCCCGAAAATTTAACATTGTTCAGATTAACACTTTGACAAAAGTTTAAGAAATTAACCAATATTAAAGTATATACCTCAACAAATTCTGTTGAGTTTGTTTCACTTATTTTCTTATATAAAGGATTTAATATTTGAAATGATAATTGCTCATCATCTGTTTTTATAATCAACTTTTCTAAGTTCTTTTGATAATCACCATCCATTAAAAATGATGATTCTAAATTAGGATTTAATATCTTATAAAAAAAGAAACAAAATGACTTTTCTCCAAAAACATATTCCAAATCATCTGGACTTGTATTTAAGAAATACTTAATAGCTTCTATCATTTGTTGATTTAAACATCCGCTAAATATAATTGGTAACATATCACAGTCAAATAATCTAGCATACTCCTCTAATTCTTCTATATTAGAAGAATATTTACCATTTTTATTTATTGATATAAGAACTAAATCATTTTTAGGGGTTCTACTATACTCTATATTAGCAGGTTGATTGTCAGGAAAATATTCAAAACAAAACCACCAATTTTTATTTAATAAACCCTTAACTCTATCACTTAAACCATTAAGATAATTTAGAGCTTTATTGTAAAAATTTTGCATAGCCAAATCAATTATATTAATAGGTTCAGAACTAAGAGTTTTTAATTTTATATTAAATTCTCCATCATAATTTACCCATATTTGGCTACCTTGAACATCTTCGTATACTATTATATCTTTATTGAATAAATCATTTAATAATGAATCATCCTCTAAGTTATTTATTGTTATTAATTTTCCCATAATTAATATATATTATTTATATAATATAGTTTTTAAAAATTTTTTTTTGTTGAAAAATTTTTATATATTTGTATAAATAAAACAAAAAACAAAAATGATAATCGAAAAAAATTTAGTGGAAATAATCCAAAATATTGATAGTCCTTTAAGTAAAACTTTTCTAAAATTAGAAAAGTTAAATCTTACTTCTATAGTACAACTATCAAATAAAGATTGGCATTTCCAAGTAGTAAACGGTAAGAAAAAAGAAACCGTAAAAATGTTTAAATTTATCAATACTTATTTCCCAAATAAGTTTGAAAAAGATGAAGTTATTAGTTTTTGTGAAAAAATTATAACTAATTCTAAACCTAAACAAGTTACTACTAAAATAGAACCAAGACCATTTAAATATGAGCCTCTTAATGTAAGAGATACATTTATTTCATTAGTTACTGAAACTTATCCTCATGGATTTGAAGATGAAGTTTTAGCTTATCTTCCACAAGATCTAGAAATAGATGATTTTGGTAATTACTATAAAGTAATTGGTGATTCTGAAACAGTTTTTACGAGTCATTTAGATACTGCTTTAAGAGAAAAATCTGATATTAATTTATATTCATTCTTTGTTAAAGAACAAGAGTTTATTAAAACAGATGAAACAACTATATTAGGAGCTGATGATAAAGCCGGTGTTACTATCATGTTATATATGATGGCTAATAATGTTCCTGGTTTATACTATTTCTTCTTAGGTGAAGAAAGAGGGGGTATTGGATCTAAAAAGGTTGCTAATGATTTTATAGACAATCCACTTTTAAAAGGTAAAAAAAGAATGGTATCTTTTGATAGAAAGAATTATTATTCTATCATAACATCACAATTAGGAGAAGCTTGTTGCTCAAATGAGTTTGCAGATGGATTATGTAATGAATTAAATAAAAATGGTTTGCATATGAAACCTGATGATACAGGTATCTTTACAGACTCTGCTAATTTTGTGGATTATATTCCTGAATGTACTAATATTTCTATTGGATATTTCAACGAGCACACTCATAAAGAGATTCAAAATATTTCTTATTTAGAAATATTGGCTAAGTGTTTAGTTGATGTAGATTGGGAAAACTTACCAACTGTTAGAAAGGCAGGTATTAGTGAACAATCTATAATTAAACATGGTGACAAAATTAAGAAGTTAAGAAAGTTAGGTATTAAAAATACGCTTCATATTAAGGAGTTAAAGGGTAATTTATATACTATCTTAGAGGTAGATAATAAAAATCCTATGGGAATATATGAAGATTTATCTCTTTTAAGAGAAACTTTAGGAAGTATAGATTTAAGATTTTACAATTCAAATATTTTAATAAAATTATAATGCAAGAGACAGTAGATAAAATGGTAGATTACTTAAATGAAAATTTTTCAGAGGAGTTCTACGTAGATTTTGAAGAAGATGAAAAAAATAAAGTAGTCTTTATTCAGTTTTTGATGGATAAAGTTATTAGCATTGATAATGCTATAGATTTTTTTAGCAGAATCAATGATAGTAAAACTTTGTGTAAAAAACAAGAGTTTGAGTTATGGAAAACAAAGGAAGAAGAACCTATTATTCAAATAAGTTATATTATGTAATTATGAGTACAATTAATGTAAAAATACAAACAAATAGAATTATTGGCGGTCTTAGAGATTGTATTAAATTATTTTTACAAGAAACTAAAGAAAAAGTATTAACTTTAGAAGTTTTAAAAAAATATAATTTTGAAGAAAAAGATTTATATGATATGAATCTAACTAAATCAAAAATAAGAGATTTTAAAATTAATAAAATATTAAAATTATGCCAGTAGTTTCATTAGATTTCGCAAGTTTATATCCTAGACCAATGGGTGATTTTTCTATGGGAGATGATTTTGATAAATCTACTAAGTATATATTAGATAGAAATAAAGATCATGATTATGTAGATCTTTTATTACTTGAAAAGTATGGGTTGGTAACAAGTAGTTTATTTGATTTTCCTTTTGTTCAAACAAAGGTAAGAGATTATGAGATAAATAAAATATTAGATAGTATATGAGTGATATAATCAGACAAGAACTTAAAAAAGTAATAAATAGTTTTTATGGAAGAAATCCCGATATAGAAACTGATTTTACTAAATCTATAAAGTTTTTATTATCTAAATTGGATGTTAAGTTTTTAACATACGAGTTTGTAGAAAAGATAAAAGATAAATATGATATAGTATATACGGATTTGTCTGATTTTTCATTAGTTCAGATAAAGGTAAGGGATTATGAAATAAATAAAATCTTTAAAAGTATCTAAACAAAAAAAATTATTTTTTTATCACTTTATATGAAAAGTAAAAGTGATTTAAAGATAAAATATGGTGATAACATCATAGACGAAATAGAAAATAAATTAGCAAAAGAAATATCTGATAGTATAAACAAGGATATACTTAATAGTTTTAAGAAACCAAGTAAAATTTATCTACTTTCTTTAGTTGAAAATATTAATAATAAAGAAGGTGAGTTATTTATACTAATGGAAAAATATGGTATTATAGAAAATGATTTATATAGCCTTGAAATTGTTAAATCAAAAATAAGAGAATATAATATAGATTTAATCTTAAAAAATAATTAACTTTTTCAAAAATTTTTTGTATATTTGTATGGAAGAAAAAAATATAAATTATAAATCTTATATAGAGGAACAAATAAGTAAAAGTATTTCTTATTCTGATTATATATGTGATGAGTTAGATAAAACTATAGATTATGCTGATTACTTAAGTGATAAACTTGAAAGTGAAGTATTTTTAGTAAAATTACACACTGATATGAATTTATCAGATATAATAGAAATGTATGATTTATCAGAAAAAGATCTTCATAAATTGAGTATAGTTAAGTTAAAAGTAAGAGATTATAAAATAAATTTATTACTAAAACAAGATTAAAAAATATAATATATACATTACAAATACATGGGGATGAAATGATTTAGATTCATGGAATTAATGGTAGAGATGCAAACATCGGATAATCCTAACCCGATTAATAAATTGGATTAAAGTCTAAACGACAAAACAAATACAGTAGCAAGCCGTGAAGAATTAGTAGCCGCTCTACAAAACAACATCTTAAAGGTAAACGAAGTAGCTTTTGCTTAATTGACAAAAACAAAAAGGTTTCCAAATAGTTAAAAATCTATTCAAAAATTTTCGGATTTGTTAGGGGTTCGTTAAAAACTAAATTAGTTTGTTATTTTATAAAAAAGTAACTACGTTTGTAAATGAGTTTCTATGATTAACCAGAGAAGACCCGAATTCGCCTTCGGCATCTCCACTAATAAATACCCCTTGATTGGGGTATTTTTAATTAAAATAATATGAATGATGATAACTTTGATAAATACCTAAAAATTAGTAATTTATCTTTAATAATTAAAAAAATAGGAGATAGAATAGATTTTATTGATAAAAATAAAATCTATGAAAATATAGATGGGTGTATTCGAGAATCTAATATAGATTTTATATTAGAACAACAAAAAGATTTTTATTTTCTTGATATAGAATACTTCAGAGGAAGAAACCCATTAAATAATAATTATTATCCTATAAATTATAAATTAATAGAAAGTGATATGATTAAAATAAAAAAATTTAATCAATTATCAAAATCTAAAATAATTATTGTAGGAAACATTACTATACAAAAATTATATTATTCCGCAGACTTTATTGTAGAATATATTGATTCTAAACCAAAAATTATTAAAAATAGATATTTTCCAATTTATGATTAAAGTAAGTTTAACCGCAAAAGAACAAATAATTAAATTAAAAAGTGAAGAACCTAATACAGGACAATACCTTAGAGTAGGGGTAAAGGGTGGAGGATGTAGTGGATTATCATACATCTTAGAATTTGATGATATATATGATAAAAAAATTGATGAACTTTTTGAAGATAATGATATAAAAATTATATGTGATAAAAGAAGTCTTCTTTATATATTTGGAACCGAACTAGTATTTTCAGGTGGTTTAAATGGTAAAGGATTCGAGTTTATCAATCCCAATGCAAGTAGAACTTGCTCTTGTGGAGAAAGTTTTTCAGTTTAAAAAAATAATAATATGAACAAAGATAAAATAGATTTATATAATTTTTTAGTAGATAACCCTTACTTTTCTAAGGAATATGTTATGGGAAAGATATTTAATTTTTCTTTTTCTGATATACAATATATCAATAATTTAGAACTAATGGAAAAAAGAAATAAAAAAATAGATGATTTATTAAATGAAGATTAGTATTGATGAAATAATAACTTATGATATAGTAGCATCTCCAGCACTTGGAAGTGCTAAACTAGTATATGATGAAGAGCTTAAACGAAAGAAAATATTAGAGGATATGGAGAGGAGAAATAAGATTTTAGATGAGTTATTAAAAGAGGATTAAATTAATTTAATCCTCTTTTTTATTTTAATATTCTTTTAAATCTGAGATTTCTAAATCATCTAATACAGATATTGCTTTATCTAATCCACTTTTCCAATTAGGCCATTTTCTTCTATGCATTTCAACTGCTTCTTCTAAATCATGATATAAATCATCATTTCCAACTAAGTTATAATATTTATTTTTAAGTTTAGAAACTAATTGATATAAAACAGCATTATCAGTTTCATTTTTTAAGGCTTCAATTTCGGCTTTAAGTTCAGGAATAAACTCTTTTTTTAATTGCCAATTACCTTCAAATAAATGAAGATATTTTAATTTTTTTTCCATGTTTATTTTAATTTTTTATCAAGGATTTTAACTAATCCTTCCCCTATTGTAAAATGTATATTTTTTAATACATCGCTTTTTATATTTAAAAAATCTTCTAAAAAAGTAAAGTTAAAATCATATTCATATTCTTCATCTATTTTTACTTTTTTAATACTAAGTTTTAGTTCATAAGAATCATTTACACTAATAACAAAATCAAATTGTAAATCTTCACATTTTGTAATCTTAAACTTAGGCTCGTATATAACATCAAATATAGTATAATCAGTTCTATTAACTGTTTTAAGATAATGATTTAAAAGTAATGCTGGTGTTTCAACAAAATCTGATAATAATTGTAAATCTTTTCCAAAATTATTTGATTTTATAATCTTCTTTAATTTATATTCTAATTCATTTATATCTTTAAACAATTCTTTATGATAAACACAATTTATATTATATAAGTAAGTAAAATAATTTTCTGTTATTTCAGTTTTTTCTAAATTTGTTTTAAATATAAATTTAGTATGTAAAACAAATGTTTCTTCTATTAATAAACTATGAATAGATATAACTAAATTATAATAATCATCATGTTTTTCATATACATTTTTATATGTTAAAAAACGTCCTTCTGTAAAAACGGATTTAAATAGTTCCTCTATTTCAGATATTTTAATTGCCATATTATTTAAATTGTTTATCGTAAGTTTTCTTTCTTAGATTAATAAGTTTTTCTATATATTTATTTCTTCTCAATAACTTAAATACTAAGTTTTCTAATGAATACTCACCATCTTTTTCTATACCAGATTTTCTACCATCTTTAATTTTTTTCCAAATTTTCTTCCATTTAAACTGAAAATTTTCATAATTAGCCACATTACCTGATTCTATTTCTAAATCATCTATACTATCCATTATATCTTCTGCTTTAAGTTTAATTAAATGATAATCAATTTCAAAATTCTTTCTATCTGGTTTTTGTACCCAATAGTTATATAGTATAGAATATACTCCACTATTTTTTCTTATCTTTTCTATGTCTGTTTGGCAGTTAAGTTCTAATTCATATCCTGCTATTATTATATCATGATCTTCATTCCATAATTTAGAATATGTTTTAAGATAATTTTGAACTAAATTTTCATCGTCATTAATTTCTGTAAAATCTAAAACTATATGTAAATCTATATCTGACCATTCTGACCAATTATAATTGGCTAATGAACCTGTGAATATAATATCTTTAACCTTAAAATCTATTTTTAAATCATCTTTTATTTCATCAATAAAATCATTCCCTATTTGGAGTAATTCTTCTTTTACTTCATGATTTAATTTAAATTTATGCCATATTTTCGTATTTAAATAATCTTTTAACTTAAATGATTTTAATGGAGTTAAATCCTTTTTATGGTCATTATATTTTTTTATCATAACTAAAACTTTTTTGTGTATAAGTATATATATTAAAAAATAATACCTAATTATGTTAGATGAAAAATTTCCCGATAGAAAAGAAATTAAATACACTTATCAGAAAAGTTTAATTGAATCTATTAAATCTATAGATCTTACCGACTATGATTATAATAAAGCAAATGATGAAGAATTTGCACCGAGAACTAAGATAACTCAAAAACAAAAAATTTATTTTTGGATTAGACTTTATTTAAATGAAGAAATAGAGATTGAACCAAATGATATAGTTAATATAGTTTATACTCCATTAAATGAAGTATTAGAAACTACTTTTGTTTGCTATTCAAAACCTTATTCATCAAAAGTTGATGTTGATAATTTAACTGAATATAATCCTGAAGATGATAAAAAAGTTTTATGTTTAATGGTAGATCAATCACGTATAAATGAAAATTCGGATGATATACCTTTTATCAGATCTTTATTTAAAATAAGTAAATATTATGAAGATAGAGTTATGAGAAAAGGAGAATTAAAATTCATTCTTGAGAAAAATGATACAGAATTAGAATATTTTAGTATTGGATTTTAATTAAAAAAGAGGACTTATTTAGTCCTCTTTTTTTTACCTCTTTTATTTATTGGAGGTGTATAATTTGTTGATGTGGATTGGGTAGATGGCGTAGTGTAAGCATAATCAAAATAAAATAAATTAGGGCTGGAACCTGTTTTATATAATTCATGTTCTTCTTCTTTAAATTCCTCAAATTCTTTGTTTTCTAAAATAGAATCTAATTTTCTATCACGATTAATGGTAGCAACTTCTCGTTTAATTCTTTCTTTTTCCTCCTCTGAATTACCAAAACCTTTCATAGGGTTAACAGTAACTAAATCTATCCCTATTGTTTGAGCGGCTATTTTTTTAGCAATTGGTAATAAACTTGGAAAAGATTCATTTGACTGTGTCCCTACTAATGTAGTATCCATATTTATTTCATTTTTTAAATGAAGATTAGCATATTCGGTCATCCAGTTATTTACTACAGATTGTGTAGATGATACATGATTCAAATCCCATTTATCTATTTTTATATTTGGTTTCATATTTTATATTATTTTTTCTTCTAAAATTATTTCTATATTTTGTTCATAAGAAATTTTTAATAATTCTTTTTTATTTTCCAAAACCCAATTATCTTTTAATTGGTCATTTCTTTTTACAACCTCAAATTGCTCTTCACCACCAAAAAATTCTCTTGGCTCATAATGTTGAATACCATTAAACTCTATAAATAACCCCTTTTTAGGTAAATAAAAATCAAATCTATATGTAGAATTACCTATTTTTTGTTTATATTCTTTAATGTATTCTATACCTTTTATATCTAACCAATTCTTTATTTGACGTTCTCCTTTTGATGAAGAACAATTAGGACAACCACATTTATGATGTATAATATAATTAGGTTTAGCACTCCAAATATAATCACATACTTTACATTTATGTTTTAAATAAAAAAGAGACCCTATATATTTTTCACCATCTACTAATTCTATATCATTTGGAAGAAGAGATAAATATTTTGTATGAGAAAATTTTCTACCAGAACAAGATGAACACCCTAATACTATATTAGCTATATTTTTAGGCGTAGTGTTAAATTTCTCACCACATTTTAAACATTCAAAATCATGATTTTCTCTAAAATTAGTGTAATTTCCTATTAATTTTATATTCCTTTCTATTAATAATTCATTAAATTTATTAATATAGTTATATGATTTTTTGCTTAATAAATTTTTATCCTTTTTACATTCACAAATATATTTTGTGATTTGTTTAGGTGTTTTATTTATTATTTCATTACATATTTTACATTCAAAATTTATATACGTATTAGTGTTAATATAATTATCTACTCTAATAAAATCTAAATCTTTTATTCTTAAATCAAATTCTTCATTTGTTATTTTTCTACCTAATGAAGAAAAACTATCGTTTGTTTCTTTTTTACATTCACATAATGTTCGATTATATAATTTAGGCTTTTTCATACTTTTTTTACCACATAACTTACATTCAAATTCTATTGGTGTTTCTGCATTAATATAATTACCGATTCTTATATAATCAGAATCTTTAATTTTTAAATCAAAATCATTATTAGTAAATGCTTTTGGTCCTGACTTTTCGTTCTTTTTTATATACATAATTTATATATTTTCTTATTATATTTTTATTTCATGAATAGTTCATGAAATAAAAAAACCTCCCTTGAGGGGAGGTTTTTTGTATTCTAATTTATTATATTAGTTAAGGTAGCCATTAGCATCATTAACGTAGATAGTCATAAATTGTTTTTGTGGGAAGAAACCTAATTCAGCCACAGCATATCTTGATCTTAAAATCATTCTTGGAGCAAATGTTGCTTCTGACATGATTGAGATAGATTGTGCCATGAGGAATGGCACGAAACAGATACCTGGTTGATCAGGATTGTTTTTACGTCCGATTAAGATTCTGTTGTCATTGTATTTCATGTAAGGATCTACGTAGATAGTGATATCACCGATTTGACCTACAGGGTACATTTGACCGTTTGTGTTTAATTTAGATTTAAGTGGGTTAATTGTGTAACCTGCAACATCCATTAAAGCTGCTGCTAATCCACCATTTGTTACCGCATATTGTGCTGGTCCAACACGTCCTTCAGTTGCGATGTAGTTAGAAGCATGTACCATTTTAGTGATAAGCTTTCTTTGTACAGCGTGTGTAGTTTCACCACCTGGTCCTGCTTGAACATAAAGAGTATCTAAGTCAAATATAGTTTGTCCAGAGATGTTAGCGTTAGCATTTAAACCTGTGTATAAAGGAGCAGTTTGTCTGTTTATATTACCCATATCAAATACTTTAGCAATAATTTGCTTAGAGATAGTTTGAGAAAGTTCGTTTACAAGGATTGATTCCATTTTTTGAACGATATCCATACCAGTGTTAGCTTTGATATCTTCAATTTCTGTTCTACGTAATGCAGAACTTACTTCTACTGTACCAACTGTAATTGATTTAGAAGAAATTTTTGGTCCAATTGCACCTGCATATGTGCTTTCTTCTTCTTGACGAGCCATTGGGTATTGCCCACCATTACCATTAAAGTTTGTAACATATCCTGGTAATTGATCTTCAAGAGCAGATACTAAGCTTATGCTTATAGCATTTGAGTTAGTAGACTGTCCAAATAAGTAGTTAATTTCTGAAACCATTGAACCACCTGCTGTAGCACCTGTAGTTGAAACGTTAAATGAGTTGTTTGCTTGATTTAAGCCATAAACAACACCACCACCATATGCACCACCTGCCGCATTTGATTCTTTGTAAGCTCTGAATATAGGCTGTCCATCAATACGAGAGAAACCTAAGAACTCTAAGTAACCAAATTTGTTAGTTGGTTCAGTTGTAGTACTAGATACTGAAGTTGATGCAGTGAAACCTGTCCAAATTCTTGTACCAAATGCTAAACCACCTTGGTTTTGTTGAATACCTGCAGTAGTTAAAGCGCTATTAATAGCTGTATTTAATGAAGCACTTAAACCTGTAGAAGTTAAAGTAGCATTCCAAGCAATTTTGAATACTTGAGGTTTTGTGTTAAAGTTTGAAAGATTTAAATCGTCATATTGAAAATCAACATAAACTAAATCAATCTTTGGACCTGGAGTTGGCTTTACAGCTACTAAATCAAGACCAATTGTTTGTGCAGCAATTTTCATAGCTACTGGTAATAGGTTTTGTCCTAAATCACCTGAACCTATGTTTGATGAACCATAGTTTGCACCAATTGTTGTACCTGGGTAAGTACCAACTTGTGGAGCTAAAACAGCACCTAAACCACCTGTAGAAGCATTAAGGTAAGCGTTTTCGTTTATTGCATGGTATTCAGCATATTCTGCCATCCATGAATATTTTTCTCTGTCCTCTTTGTTAACACCAATGTTTTCTAAAATTGGAGTCCATTTGTTAAGAGCTTTTTGTAAGTCAATTCTAACTTGTGACATATTTTTTAATTTTTTTTATTAATCTATATATTAAATGCTAAAAGTCTCTTTTTGCTATTTTTATAGATTTGTTTGTTTTTTTAAATGTTTTTGAATCTTTCTAAGATTGATTTGAAATCTGAATCAGATAGTTTATCTTCTTGTATTAAACTGTCATGAGAAATCATTTTTTTAGTTGATTCATTCTTTTTTAAGTTTCTAGTTAACCAAAAATGTTCAATTTTAGCTTCTGAATCCAATTCAGGATATAGTTTAGCTTGTGAAAGAATTGATTTTTTAGAACTTTCATTTGTTACTTCCCAAATTGATTTTATATTTTCTGGCATCAATCTGATTAGTCTTTCTTCTAATGATTCATTTTTAATAGAAAGTGCTTCTTGTATTAATTTTATAACTTCTGAACTTGTGAAATAACTCTTTTCGTTTATGTAAAGTTTTACTTGTTCTTGCTCTTCGTTTGTTAAGCTATAATAGCTATCAACTTGAGACTTGTTTAAAAATTTTAAGAAATGTAGATCGTTTGTTTCAGAAACTTTACGTTTTCTAGCTTCTTCGATTAATAAATCTATTTTTTTACTTAAATCTGAATCTGTATTTTTATTTTCTAAGTAGTCTTCGTCTGCTTTAGATACATCTGGTAAACCTTCTAATTTTACTTCTTTACCTAATAATTCATCTTTGAAATCTGCTTCATTTGGAACCGCAGTATCAACTTTTTGTTCTTCTGGTAATTCAACTTCTGTTAATTCAGTATAATCTAAAGAAACTGGAGTTGCTTCATCAGCTTCACCCGCTTTTTCAACACCATCTTCACCATGAAGTTCATCCTCACCACCTTCTAAATAGTTATCTGATTTATTATCAACATCATTTTCACCAAAACCATATTCTTCTAAAGTAGGAATAAGATTTGATTCATTACTTTCAAATAATTTAGTACCATTAACTTTTTCAGAAATTAAACCTGTATAAGATACAGCTTTATCTAAGTTTTCAGCAATGTATTGAGAATAAGAAATGTTATCATCAAGGTGTTCTGCTATATATTCAGAATATTTAATATTACCTTCTAAGTTTTCAGCGATATACTCAGAATAAGCAATATTACCATCTAAGTTTTCAGCTAAATATTCAGCATAAGAAATATTTCTATCTAAGTTTTCAGCTAAGTATTCTGCATAAGAAATATTCTTATCAACATTCTCAGCAATATATTCAGAATAAGAAATGTTTTTGTCTAAATTTTCAGCGATGTATTCAGAGTAAGAAATGTTTCTATCTAAATTTTCAGCGATGTATTCAGAATAAGAAATGTTCTTATCTAAGTTTTCAGCAATATATTCTGCATAAGCGATATTTTTATCTAAGTTTTCAGCAACATATTCAGAATATTTAATTGATTTGTTTAAGTTTTCAACTAAATAATCGTTATGTTCGATTAATCTATCAGTTGTATCTTTAAGAGATTTGTTCTCAGAAACAACAACTTGAATTTTTTCTGCTAAATAATCTAAGTATTTAACAACTTGAGAATTAGTTTTATTTAATTCTTCATAGTAGTTTAAAAGTTTTTCTAATTTAACTGGTTCTAAATTACCAGATTTAAGAGCACTTTTAACTTCTTTTTTAGTTGCAGCAATTTCATTAACTATATATTTCGAATAGTCTGACAATTGATCTTTCGTTACGAATTCATTTTTGTTCATGTTAAATAATTCATTTATTTTTGATTCATTTGATACTTCATATATTCTGAAGTTAGCATCATTTGAATAATTTAAAGACTCATTTATAGAAGACATTCTCGCAGAAGCAAATCCCGGATCTGCAACTATATCATAAGTAAATAATTTTTTTAGTGATACTGTACCATCAGCTTCTGTAATACCAGCAGCTCTTGAAGATACAAATATAGGGCAACCATCATCAACTAAAGCCTTAGCTTCTTTTCCCCAATAGGTATTTAATAATTTAATTTGTCCTTCAACTACATTTTTTTCTTTAACATAATATGCGGTTTTGATTAAATGGGATGCACGGGATAGTGAAGTGTCAAAGACGTCGGGGTGGTCAAACTCACCATAAACTACTCCCATAGTAGAAATCCTGCTATTAAGTTCTTCTAAACAAGGCAAGAATCTTTCAGGAGTATATACTCTTTCATTCCTATTTTTAACCATAAACTCAGTAAAAGTACCTCCTAAAAGATAATCTTTTCTAGCATCTACACCTTCGTTCATTTTTAAAGGATTTGTATTATTTTCAATGATTAATACTGGCTTCATTAATTTTTAAGTTATTTTGTAGTATTATATATAAAAAAATAATACCTCCTTTTTTCTAAAAAAATCAATTATTTTTATGACCTGGATTTTTTATAGAAAAACTTAAAACTTAAAATTTTTTTAATATATATTATCTATGTATAAAATTAATTTTGGTGATGAGAAAGTTTTTTTAAATTATTTAAAAGGTTTTGAAAATAAGTACCATAAAAGACAAAAAGTATTAAATGAGATTTTAGAAATTAATGATAAAGATGATGAAGCATTAAGCTACTGGGATTTTACTGATAATAGTATAATATATGGTCAATTTTTTGATAAAAGATATGATAAAGATACATCTTTAAGTAATGTTTCACATTATGTTAAAAACATAGAAAAAATAAATGGGGAATATTTCGCAGAAATAAAAATATTAACTACTTATTGGGGTATAGCATTATTAGATTTAATTAATGCTGGAATAAAATTTCATTTAGAATGTGTCTATCATACTTATGAAAATAAAAAAATAATTAGACTAGATATAAATGATTATTAGCAGAGAAATAGAAATAAAAGTAAATAACACAAATATAGGTTATTTACATAATTTAGGTTATGAGGTTAATAGAGGAGAATTATTATCAATTCCAATTGAATTACTTAGTCCTGGTAGTCATTACAAAATAAGTTGTAAATGTGATAAGTGTGGAATTATTAAAGATATTTTATTTAAAAATTATATTAAATATGGAAATAAATGGGGAGAATATTTTTGTAGAAAATGTAGTGAAGATAAAAGAAAAAAATCTTTACAATTAAGTCATGGAGTAGATTACCCTATTCAAAATAAAGAAATACGAAATAAAATAAAGTTTAAAAACTAACTTGTATTCTTTCAAGTTGATATTTTCTTATATCTATATTTTTATTAGATTTTAAAAAATCAACAATTTTTTCTAATAAAGTAATTGTGATTCTACAATCACTTAAAGCATCATGATAATTAGACATATTTATATTTAAAGCAGGACCAATTTTAGATAAACTTGAAGATATAAGTCCATTATCTCTAATAGAAGTACCAATTTTATTTATTAATTCTAAATATTCTAAATTCTCTTCTGATAATTTTTGAATACAAGGTATATAATATAATTGTATTAAATCTTTAGTATCTAAAACATCATTATTAAATGTTTTTATTCCACTTCTAATATTTAACATCCTCATATCAAATTTTGCATTTTGTATTACAAAAATTGAATTTTTATATTGATTAGACCAATTCAAAAAATCATTTAATACTAAATTTTCATCTTCATATTTATTTTTATTTTGTCCATAATGGTTAAATCTTAATACTTGTTTAATCCTAGAGTTTGAATTATTTTTGATTATATCTTTAGTTTTATCTGTTAATTTAATTTTTTTATTAAATGAATCATTTTCCTTGAATTTATTCAAATTAAAATCATATGTGCATGAAACAGCACTGATTTGTGTAAGTTGTATATCATAAGGATCAGATTGAAATAACCCTGTAGTTTCAGTATCTAAAAATAAAAAATTATTATTTGATATTTTTTCTAACCAATTTAGAAAGTCTTCTATACTTTTATAGAATAATTTATTTTCATTTAATTCAAAAAACCTATTTACCATACATTATATATTAAAATAAAAAAATCCTCTTAAAGAGGATTTTTTAGTTATATTAAAATTCAAACTCACCACCGCCAGCTTCACCACCAGCTTCAGGTGCAGGAGGATTTTCACCACCAGCTTCAGGTTCCGAAGCAGCTTCACCACCTTCAGGAGGAGTTTCACCACCCGCTTCAGGAACAGGAGCTTCAGGAGAAGGTCCTGCTTCTCCACCACCGCCTCCACCTTCTGGCATTCCACCTCCAGCAGCAGTTGATGATCCAACCCCTTTTGATTTAATCCAATAAGCCTTATTTTCTTCAATTTCTTCGGGAGTTAATTTCATAATTTTATCAACAAGGAAATCAACATGGAAATAAGGTTGTTCACCATTCATAATTCCTAATAAAGTAGTCATTATGGTAGCTCTAGATTCCATATTTGCTAATTTTTTCCATTCTTCAAAAATCTGATTTGTATTGAAAATAACATCAACTTGGTTAAGAAATACTTCATCATGTCTTAATTCAGGAAATTCCATACACATTTGAAGTTTAATTGGTTTAACAATTAGTTCTTTAATAATTGAACGTAAACGGCTAATAAAATTACCAAAGGTTATTTCATCTCTTGTCATTTCATTTGCAGCAGTCACTAACTGACCCCCACCATTTTCTTTTTCAAATCTTTGGAAAGGTATCTTACTTGCTCTTTTCAAACAATTCATAAACCAATTTAACATATTATCTTCATTAAGATTATGTCCTTGTGGAGAAATCAATTCCATATTTGGTGTACCTTGATCACCTTCTGGAAACCATATTTGTTTATTATATGGTAAGTGTTTACTACCACTAATAGTTAATGTACCTAATGAATCATCAAATTCTACATCTTCAGAATAATCAGCTATTAATTGTGCAATTTGTTCCTCAGCTCTTTGTTTTGGTAAACCTTTAATAGGTATTGTAAACTTTTGATAAACCATCGCATTAACTACGTTAAACATAATTCTTGTTTGTTCCATAATCTTTAATTGATTATATGGTTTAATAAGTCCTTCTACATAAGAAGTTTCGGAATAATCATGTTGAGTAGAATATGATATAAATACTATTTGCGAATCTAAGAAAATTCTTCTTAAAGCAGGATCTTCTGGATATTGTATCCAAATATTTCCTATACTTGGTTCATAAGCTGGAACAAGAGTTTCAGGTCTCATTCTATTAAAACTAATAATATTCTTTTTTGTATCATCCCATATAATTTCAACTGCGGCATAACCATCAATTAAAAAATCTTTAGTCATATTCCAAGCAGTAATACCATCAGAAAAACCAAAACGACTGTATATTTTTTCAAAAAATTCTTGATATTTATCTCGTATATCTTGTGAATAACTATTATTTAAAGGACTTGGAGAACAGAAATCTTTATCTTCATCATACACAATAATTTCATCGGCTAACACAGATACAAATTCACGTATTTCATCCTTAATAGAATATTCTCTTAATATTCTTCTTTTATCTGAATACGCTTTATCTAAATAAGGAATTGATTTTTTGTTTAAAACTTGAGCGACTGCTCTTTGAGAAAAGAAAGCATACATAGAATCCGCTCTTTGAGCAAGAGGGTCTTCATTCATACCGACACCGATAGAATTTCTAAGTATCATATCTTCATATTTTAGACCTAACCCTGAAAGGGATCTAAGAAGACGATTAAATATACCTTTATTTTCAACAGCAGAAGGTATAATATTTGGGTTTGTATTGCTATTTATTGGATTATATGATCCTGGCATAAATATATATTTTTTTTATTGAATATATATTAAATATTATGCCTTTTCTAGTATTTCAGAAAAGTAGGGCTGTGTGAAGTTTAATAATTTATTTTTATTACCGTCATAAGATGATATTAAAAAATCAAATAACTCTTGACTTTTTATTAAATATTTATTACTTAATTTATTTAATTCTTTTTTTCTTAATAAATTATCTATGCGGTCACAAATTTTAATTTCTATAATATCATTTTTTGTTTTAGTATCTATATCTTTAAATCTTTCTTTTAGAATATCTAAAGATTTATTTTTTGATAAATTTACATCATTATCATAATATGTCAAAAACTCAACTAATTTAATCGAATATGAACTAATCATATTTTTTAGTACATAAATAGATCCACCTCTTTCTAAAAAGTCATGATATAAGGCCGCATTATGTACATCTTGAGAAACAGTTAATAACTTAATTAAGTTAGCAACTCTTTTTGAGTGTTTAACTTTTTGTAAAGGCATACTCTTTTTAAGAGTTTTTATGTCTGTTTTAGTTGCTTCAAAAATAAATTCTTTGAATTTCATTGTATAAATATTTTTATTTTCCATACTTGCTATAACTTTTTTGTATTCTATTAATATGGTCTTTTAACTCTGTAAAATTTTTATCAATATCTGATGATATATCAAACATATCTTTAACTAATAATTTAGATAATTCAGCATGTCTTTTATCTCGTGTTTCTAATTTAATTTTCCAAATTTCATATAATTTTTTTGGATCATATTTATTTATTGGATGTCCTGAATATAAAAATCTAGGAATTAAATTCATATTAATTTCATGAACTAAAACTATTTGAGCCATATTATATTCTACAATAGCCCATTCATATCCATATTTTGATAATTCATTATAACATCCTTCATAATCAACGTTCAATCCTATATTATTATCAAAGTTTTTATCTATAAAAAATTTATCAAAAATAGATACTCTTATTCCAATTGGAATAAAATTAAAATTAACCCCATATATAATAATCAAGTTATCAAACTTTTTAAAATCAATAATAAATACAGGAGAATATTTAATCCAATTAGAATCATCTTTATAATGAAGATGATAAAAATATCCTAACTTCATGTTACCAGGACTTATATTTAAAACATTTTTATCTGAATTTTTGTATTTTTCATAAAAAAATAAAGAATTTTGTTTAAAAACATCGGGTATATCTTTTCCATATACTAAATTAGATAATTTAACTCTTTCCAACAACTCTGACATTTAATATATATTAAAAAAATAATATTTTAATATGCTTAATTCAAAACCAAATAATAGTAATTATCATCAAGGTTTATATATTCCAAAAAACAAAGATAAAGTTTTAAAATTAAATAATCAAGGTGGATTATATTATCGTTCAGGGTTAGAAAAAAAAGCTATGATATTTTTTGATTATAGTGAAAGAGTTATTAGATGGTCTGCTGAAAATTTTAAAGTAGAATATGTTAAAACTGATTGGGATAATGGTACACAAGGTTTAATTAGTTCTAAACATAGTTACTACCCAGATTTTTATTATGAAATGAAAAAACCTGATGGTAGTATTGCAAAAATTATAGCAGAAGTTAAACCACATAGTGAAACTGTAGCACCAATCTTAAAAGAAAATGCTACAGTTAAACAACTTAAAAATTTTGAATATTCCCTAAAAATGTGGAATAAAAATTTAAGTAAGTGGAAATACATGATTGAGTTTTGTGAGAAAAAAGGTTTTGAATTTATTATAATAACTGATAAATTCTTATCTAAACTATAATTATATCTTCTAATTTAAGAAGATTATTATAATTATAACTTCGTATTTTAAGATTCAAATTCTTTTTTACTAACTTAAAAAGTTTCTCAGTTATTTCAACTAATATAGGTTCTCCGACAATACGAGAATATTTACTTGGAACTTTTTTTCCTACCCGTTTTTTATAAAATTGATTTATATAATTTTTACAATCATTGATTGTAAGATGTAATGATACTCCGTCATTTTTAACTTCTTGATTAATTTCTGATAATTCCCAAAATTGTAGATATACTTTATTCATAATAAATATTTTTTATATTATAAAGATATGAAAATTTTTTATAATAAAAAAATCCACTTTTTATTGCCACCATTATATACTCTATAATATCCTAATTCTAGCATAATTTCTTCTTCAGTTTTATTTATATCATAACCCATTTTGACTAACTTAGATTTTCTCCAATTAAATCTATGTTCTCTTTTTTTATCAATTACATACCAATATCCAGGTTTAGATGTATGTAAATAAGTAAAACCTAATTTTTCATACATATTTCCATTAGAAATTAAATTATCTGAATAAGTTTCTATTCTAATTGGAATCCATTTATCAATAAAATATTTTAATAATTTGGAAGCTCCACCAATTATATTAGTGTTTATTATATTACAATACCGTGTTAACTCATAAACATGTTCTTGATTTTTTCCACCTAAAGGAAGTCTTAATTTAGAAAATGTCATTAAATTAACTAATTCATTATTATAATATAACCCAATTCTTATTGATGATTTACAATCACCTTGAAAATGATTCCTATCTAAAAAATTTTTAGAAGTTGTATAATCAACTTCTTTAATTACACATTTACGTGCTCCTATTTTATATGTTAAGTTTAATTTATTTAGAATATATGATTTACAGATTTCTTTTTTAATAACCCAATCATCTTCCCATATAGTAAATAAATTAATATTATTTTTTTCTGCTAATTGTTTTTTTATTAAATGATATTCTTCTTTTTTAAATTTCTCACTATGCCAATATAGCCCATTAAATTCAAACCCTAATTTTAATTCTGGTAAATAAATGTCAATTTCATACGGATTAATATAATCTTTAGTATTTACTATAATTTCTCCATTATAATTTTCTTTAATAAAATTATAAATATCAATTTGTTTAATACTTGAACTTTCTGATATAGGAAAGCAATTAGTACATATACTAGTATTATTAGTGACTCTATAATAAAATTGATAAGTTAATATCTCAAAATTAGTATTACATTTTTTACAAAAAAATTTTAAATATGTAGTTATATTTTTATTAAAACCATTAAATTCATAATCATTTTGATTAATTTTATCCATTATTCTTTTTTTATAATCAGAATAAAAAACATCAATTGATTTATCATGTATTTCTTTTATCATCCAATGATGTTCAACTCCATATTTTTCAATGGATGTTTTTTTAAAATTTTCTTTAAAATCACTTATTTTAAAACTTTCTATTCTTTTTTTATTTAATTCTTCTGATTTATTGGGGTTATCTACACCCCAATTTTTTAATAAAGTTTGTTTAGATTTTTCTTGAGTTTTTTCTAAACACATAGCAGAATTAACCCCATATTTTTCTAAATTTGTTTTTATAATTTTTTGTTTTATTTCTAATGATTCAGCAGGGGTTTTAGTTCCATATTTAACAATAGATTTTTCTTGTTTAGATTTTTTTATATTTTCATCTGAACTTATACATTTATTAGAGCAATAAGTTAAATATCCTATTGTTGAGTTTTTATACTTTACTTTATTACTACAATTATTATTTTTACATTTAGGAACTTCTTTTAAATTATTGACAGAGATAAAAACTTTTTCTTTAAAAGGTAAATCTCCTAATTCATTATTTATACAATAATCAATAATATATTCATATTCCTTTGGATATGTTTTTAACAAAGATTTTTCTTTACACATACTTCCAGAAGGATCACTTTTTTTAAAAATTTCTAAATCCATAACATTTTGTTTTTACATATATATTAAAAACTCCTAATTATGTTTAATAAAAAATCCGTTCCAAAAGAACGGATTTTTTATTATTTTTATTAATTATTATTGGAAACCACCTGAAGCAATTGCTCCTGTCTTAAGGATTGTTATATTATTAACAATTACTCCCATACCCTTAATAATTTCTACATAAGTATCTAATACACCGATTTGATTATCTATGATAATTTGAGTATTATTTTCTTGGTCACACTTGTTAAAGTAGTTATATAAACCATTTTTACTTACATATGTGCTACAAATAGAATCAGCTCTTTGCTTGATTTCTGCTCTTGTTTGTGTTGTGTTATATTTCCATTGGAAATCTAACAACATTGCACTTAAATCTCTTTCTAATTCAACCAACACTTCTCTACAGTGAATGTATGATAATGATGATTTGTATTCAGTTTGAGCTGTATTTTCAGTCTCAATAACATAACCTCTATTCTTTTTGTATACAATAGGATTAATTTGAGCCGTATTAAGATTAGAAATATCTTGTGGGGTAAAGTCAATTTCAGTTTTACCAAAACCACTTATTTTACCATTTGTTATACCTGCTGCTATAGTCCAAGGAGTTATAGAAGATGAATTTGCATTTATTTTCTTCATATAAGTTGTGGCTACAAACATTGCTGGTGGAACATTGAATGGTCTACCATTGTCACTAACTGTTACATAAGGAGTGAAATAACCTACACAAGTTGTACCTCTACCTATACCAAAAGAGTATAAGAATGCTGGGTTTTTGTCTAAATTACCACCTGCTGCAATATAGCTTGTTTGTAATACTCCATTTGCATCTATAAATGTAGGTGATGCTGATTGTTTAAATTGTTTCATTGAAGGCATGTTTAAAAAACCAAAGCAGTCTAATCTTTCTCCACAAAGGTCAACTAATTGTTGTTTTGAGTATTCTGTTAAACCTAAACCAAATGAATCAACTAAATATCTGAAATCAATTGCATCTTTATTTGATAAAGCAGTAAATAAAGGAGTTCCTTTTCCAACTAAATCAAGTATTAATGATTGTCTTGCTTCTGTTCCATCAGGCATTGAGGCATTTCTCATTCTAAATCCTTTAAGAACAATACCTTTATATGTTGTCGCATAGTTATCAATTGAAGAATATCTTGTTGTTTGTTTAATCCCATTATAAATCTTATAGTCAATTTTAGAATCACAAGATAGTAATACTTGAGTATTATCAGAAGGATTAACTTTTTTTGTTAAGATTCTTGTTATTTTCTTAGGTACTTCACCAACTTCTAACATAGTTTCATCATAATAAGCAGATAAGAAATCTCCTGCTAAAATATTAGAATATCTTGAACCATCTACAGCAACTGTATTTGCATTAATAACACTTTTAATTTCTACACTTTCTTTATATTCTCCATCATAAGATGTTACATCTAATAGTGTTGGTAAATCAAGTATAATAGATTTTGGTGTTTCCTTATCTGTATCAGTAAAAGTTACATTTAATAAATTACCAGAAAATTCCATTTGTAAATAATGTGTGTTATCAGGGTCTGTTTTATAAACTCTGTTTGTTGATGTAATAATTTCGTCAGTTACATTATATAAACCTGTGTCTATAACGTACCCGTAAGTAGCACTTATAGGATCACCTGTTTTTGTAAACTCAAATTTATTAGATGTTGAATCTGGAACTAATAAGGTATCCCCTGTAGTTAAATCTAAATTAGGATTAGAAAACTTAACATAATTAGTACCATTAACAAAGCTAAATACTACTGATGTTGTTGTGCCTGAGATTAAATTGTCATAAAAATAATCGCCTGTATTTATTACACCATTATAGTAATCCTTATAGAAAGTTGATTGGTATCTTACTGAACCATATCCTGTTGCAGAAATAGGATCAGTTTCGCTTGTTTTAAATCCTTGACGACCAATTATAAATTCATCATCTTTTATATAGAATACAATTTGATTAAGACTTGTACCTGTTAAATTTGTATTAATAGCAATATATCTATCAGTTAAGTTATTATTAGTGTAAGATGCTAAACTCATATTGCTTGTTGATTTAACAACTGCATTTGGACCAGTTGTATATAAAAATGCTCCGTGAGTAAAATTTGAACTACTAACTATTGATAATAAGTAATTGAATGCTTTAATTTTTCTGTAAGTAGCATAATCATTAACATTAGGTGTACCTGCTGTTTTTGAAAATGTTATACCTAAAACTCCATTAGAAAGGCTATATAAAAAGTCTGTACCATTTTGTAATTCTACAAAACCATTTGTATCTACTGTTACATTACTAAATGTTAGAGATGATAATCCTTCAGAATTTTTTATAGTATAGTTCATATAACCTAACACTATATCTGTTGGTTGTACTGGGGGATTTATTTTTCCAGGAACTGTTGATCTTATAGCATTAATTCCAGAATTATTTAATACAATAGCTGTTTGATATAATCCATCTGAAGTATAAGACATTGGATCTATACTAAAAGAATAATTACCTTCTGAAAAAGTAATAAAAATACCATTAGATACAGCAGAAGCCATTGAACCTATAACATAAGTAACGGGAGTATATAATGTTGGATATTTTAATGATAATATTAAAGGATTAGCTAATGCATTATATGCAGAACCACCTGAAAAAGTACCACTTGTAAATATTGATGCTGTAACACCTTTTGATATTTTAATAGAAAAAGTGTATCCATTAGCAGCAGTACCTCCATTGGTGTAGCCTAAAGAAATTGTAGCTCCAATAGTACTCATTGTATAACCTGATGATGTACCATATGACAAATTCCAATTCTTAACTATATCAGCAGCAATAGCTGTTGAAGCTGTTGAAGCTGTTGTTGATGAAAGTGTAAATCCAATAGTTAGTCCAGGGGCAGCACTTGTTAAATTAAAATAACTATAACTCAATCCTGAATAAGTTAATCCGCTTATATTTATATAAGCTAAAGCACTTGCTGTTGCGGTAGCAGTTGCTCCAAATGATGTAGATGGTATAGAAACTGTAGTACCATCAATTCCAATTGAACTAGTACCTACATAATTTGTATTTATTACCACACTAGTTCCATAATTAATTACATTAATTGAAGCTGTTAGACCAGCAGTAAGACCTATAGAATATGTAAATCCTGATGATGTAATATCAGGGAAATAACCGGTAGTTGGTGAAGATATAGTAGTAAGTCCGTTAAATTTTATATAAGAAGATGGTGTAGAACCTAATGTTATATTTCTTACTATACCTTCTGAGTAATCAAAATCTCTATCATTTACAGTATCTGTTCCTCTTTGTCCGCCTGATATATCAATACCAAAAACATTTCCTGCTCTATTTAATACAGTATTTTCAAATTCAACATTTTCAACAATTGTGTCTTTATAAGATAAAAAATCAATAGAATTTGTTGAATCAATTGAATTACCTACTAAATCAACTAAGCCATTAGCAAATGCAGTTTCATATAAATCCATATTAAATGCACAGTATAATCCTGTTTTTGCAAAATCATTATTTAATACAGTTTCAATAAATAAATTATTACCACTTAAATCAGTGAAATAAGGAATAAAAGAAAGATTAGAATAAAATGATAATACACTTATATTTCTATCAGCAGCAAAGTTTGATAATTGACCTTTTTTAAGACCTGTTCCATCAAAGTATTTATTCCATCTAGGATCAACTGATAAAGATGCATAGTTAGACCAATCACCTGATACTGCTAATACATCAACCATATAATCAGAAGCCCAATCTGTAGCTTTTAAGTATGGAGGAATATTTTCTACAGAACCATAATAATTAATTAAACTATTATTGTAAGAAGTTGTTTGTGTTTTGTATATAAATAATGTTACATAATTACCACTCATATTAGTAACATTAAATAATCTATTATGATTATTTCCATCAGTACTACCATTTGGCTCAACATTAGCTAAATAGTTAAATGATTCAGTATCTTTTTTCCAGAAACCTGTCGTATTAAAGAACTTGCTATAAGGAGCACCATTAGAATTAATATAGTTAGGATAATTACAAGCGGCTGAAAGTGAAGCGTATTGTAATAGATCTAAAGTATCATCAGTTTCTAATAAGTTTAGAGCATAAACTGGACCTGATAATAACATTTGTTGAATTGTTCTATGAAAGAAAGAACCATTTCTTTCTAGGGTTCTATCAATATTACCGAATATATTTGTTAAATCACTTTGACTTTGTAATAAAACTGGAGTATTAATAGGTCCTATCTTAGAGAAACCTATTACTAACGTATAATTCCCAGCTGGTGCTACAATGTTTGGTAAAATTGAATTGTCATACTCATTAATATATATACCTGGTCTTGTATATTGTCCTATTTGAATTGTTGGCATATTATGTTATTTTTTTTATTATCTTATATATAAAAATAAAATTATCTATTTTTTCTATTTTGTAGATTTCATATTACTAATTTTTTTGTTTAGTAAAGTTAATTTATTTTTTATTTCCGTATCTATTTTAGTAATTTCCGTTTTTAGTAGGTTAATTTCATTTAATTTATCTGAGATTTTTTTATTTAATTCTGTTATTTCTTCATTTGTACTTTCTTGTAAGTTAGGATTTTTTTTAATTAAATCTTGTTTTTGGATTATATTATTTTTATAACCTTCTATAGTATCATTTATATTTTGTATTTCTTTTTTCTTACCTGCAATTTTTGCCCATATTTCTAGTAGTTCATTGGTAAAAGCCATTTTATTATCTTTACCTCTAATAACTAATTTAGCATTAAATAATTTATTTTCTAAATCTTTTTCATTAATATTAGTTTGGTAAATTTTATCTAAAATAGTTTTTTTGGATTTATATTCCATTACTTGTTTTTCTAAATTTTCCAAACTTTCTAAATTCTCTAAGTTTTGTACTTCTACTTCTTCTTTAATAAAAGAAGAAAATTTTTTATATATTTTCATATTAAATTATTGTGCCTTTTTTATAAGATAAAACAGCGTCTGTTAATTTACTTTTAACTTTATCTGTTAATAACTTATGATATTTATTATAAGTATTATCATCACAAGAAAATTGAGAACCAGCAGCACCTTCTGTTAAAAAAGAATAATTTTTTATTTCTGTATCACCAAAAGAAATTTTTGTATCAATATTATCTTTAATTGTAGGATAACCACCACTTTTATCTTTTGTTACATCTATATAATCAAAAGTTGTATTATTACCACCTTTAACATCCATTAAATACCATTCACAATTATCAATTTTAATAGGACTATTAGATGTATTTAGTGAATCTAAAAGTCCTATTCCTTCATGATCATTTTCTATATTAGGATATTTAGCATCTCTTAATTTAAATCCTTTATGATTTAAATTTATCCAATCTCTAATTATTTTATCATTATTTTTCCAATAATAAAAATATATTCCTTTAAACTCTTCCTTTTTATTATTAGCTTTAAATTCAAAAAAACATTTTTCCAAAGCTATACATATAAAAGCTAATTGATTACTTGTAGCAGCCGCAAAAAACTTTTTATTTATTTTATCATAATCTGGTCTACCTGAAACTTGCCAATAAAAAGTTTTTGGTTCTATATCTCTTTTATTTTTCTTAATAAGTGTCCCATTATAAGTTACTTTATCAACTGAATCCCCTTTAATTCCAAAATAATCAAACATTAGTTTATTTTTATTACTATCAAAATCTGATAATTTATTTTTATCAAGCATATTCCTCATAAAAGTAAATATTATTTGACCTTGTTTATCATTACCACTTGGTGTAGCAGTTGCTTCTTCAGCTTCATTAATAAATTTAATACTTTCTAATTTAGTTTGTTTATTTGGTTCTTCTACAACTGTAGTATTTTTTACTTTAAATTTAGAATTAGCAAATATTTTTCTCATTTCTTTATCTTGAAATATTTTCTCAATACCATCTCTCCATTTATTAAATATAGAATTTGCTATAAAAGGTCCATTTGGTGCTCTTTCTTCAGTCCACTGACCTCCACCTGGTTCTTTTCCTACATAAGTATATTCTAAATAAGTTTTTTGAGATACTTTACCTAAAGGTCTTCCTGTTGGAATTTGAGGAGTAAAATATAATTGATGTGCTTGTTGAAATAAATCAACTATTTTAATAATAGGATCTTTATCTGTATCATCTGGAGTATAAGACCATGATTCTACATCTTGTGAACCTATATATTCCATTTTTTTATAATCTTCATCCGTCATTTCCCATTTTTGTCTTTCTTCTTGTTTAAAGATTGTTCCAAACAAACCATCTATAGTTAGAGGAGTTGATGCACTAGCGCCTTGAGTAGGCGCTGTTACTGATGCACTTCCTCCTTGAGTTTGAGATGTATTTGATGCACTTCCTCCTTGAGTTTGAGAGGTATTTGATGCACTACCACTTTGTGGTTGATTTTGTATAGAAGAATTATTATTTGAAGCACTTGCTCCTTTATTATCATTGTTATTTAAACCTTTATATATAGTATCTAATTTATTAATCCAATAATTAGAGTCTTGTTTTTTTGTGTTATCAGCAGAAACAAACTCATCTAATAGTGATTTTAATTCTGTATTATTTTTATCAGATTTTGAAGCTTTTGCTAATTTATCATAAATAAAATCAGAATTAAGTTCTTCTTTTAATAAAGTTGGATGTTTTTTTATATATCTCATAATTTTTTATTTTTTAATTTATTTAAATAAAAAACTTAAATACTAAGTTTTTTATTTAACTCTGCAATTTCTTCTTCTTTTTTCTTAATATCATCTTCTATTTTTGATTTAAGTACAGGATTATTTGCATTATTCAATGCTTCTTTCTGATTATTAATACTATCTTTGATAGTATTAATTTGTTCTTCAACTTTTTTCTTCTCATCACTAATATCAACTTGATTATTAACCTGACTTGCACTAGGACCATTATAAGTAAGTAGCCCTTGTGGTTTAATTGGTTGAGGAGCTTCTTCTTCAGGTTTAGATTCTTCTTTTGGATTTTTTAAAGTTTTCAACTTTTGTGCAAAATCTCTTAATTGTTTCAAAATAAAATCACGATTATCAATTTTATACTGATAGTCACCTGCTTTATCTTTTAGATTTAATTCAGTTAATGCTTCAATGGCAGCTTGTATTAAACCACCATTACCATTTTTACCTATAAGTTGAATCTTTTTTTCTTCAAACTCAATATCCTCATTTTTAACCATCTCATCAACATTAGACATAGCAAGACGATATAAATAATAACCATACTCATTCTTTAATTCACCACTCATATTCTCATCTAACATTAAGTATAATTGATCTCTAACTTTTGTTACTAAGGGAGTTACTTGAGTTCCTTTATATGCATTTGTTGCTCTTCTAATTGTAGAGTTTATCAAACGGCCAAACCATGAACCACCAAATCTAATATCATTACCTACTATTTCAGTAATTAAATTAGAATCTTGATTAAGTAATTCAGGATTAATTAAAGATTGTTTTACGTTAGATATAAATAATTTTCTTTCTTTGATATATTTCATTTATCTATTATATTTTATTTATTATATATTAAAATATAATTGTTGTATTTTACATTAGATAATTTAAATAAACATGATTTTTAATGTTGAGAAAAAGTAGTAAATATAAGTAAATATAGTATATTATATATATCATGATCTTGCATGAATTCAAATTTATTTCATTCTGATTAAAATCTGCGTAAATTAAAAAATTGTGTTTTTTCCAAAAAAACACATATCGGTTATTTTGGAGTTTAAGATTAAAATATATATGTGTATGAGATTTTTAAAATTAAAAATTAATGATAAAATCATTACCGACCCAATTGAAATAAACAAAATATTATCTAAACAAAAATTTTATTGGTTAATAGATTCAGAAATTGAAATGGCTGATATTGAAATCATACATGATACTATTGTATGGAATAGTGGTAATTTTTATACTGGAAATTGGTATTATGGAATTTGGAAAGGGGGTAATTTTTACGGGATTTGGGAGAATGGGATATTTGAAGCAGGTAAATTTGAAGGAAAGTTTTTATCAGGAATAAAAAATATTTAACTTATGAGAAAAAAAAGACTTAATGAAGCAGATAACATTATTTTTAAAAATAATAACATCAGCATCATAAAAGATTTAGAAAACCAATATGTTTATGAAATAGGAAATGAAATTACATATGATGTTGGTGAAGCAGTTGCTCTAATGATCGGTGATAATTCTAAAAATTTATGGGATTTAGATATAAAAGTTAAATTAACAGATATTTCTCCTGAAAAAACTTTATACTGGATGAGTGGTGGTAATAAAGAATGGAAAACTTTAGAACATTATAATAAAACATGGACGGATTGTTATTTAGATTTTTTAGAAGAATATGGATATATTATCATAAATATTCTTCGTAAGTCTAAAAAGTTAGTAGATATTAAAAGAGGATTTCAAAAACATATTAATTTACCGACAATGTATGACTTTGCAATAAGTAAAGGTTTTGTCAAATAAAATTTAATATATAACTTAATGGAAAAATTTAAATGTAATGTTTTTGATATAGATACTATTTTAGTAATAGATAGTAAAGTATGGATAGTTGATAAAACTAAACCAAATATCCCTATATTAAAAATAAGCGAATATGAATTTAATTTAATTAAAGACGGTATATATAAAAGTCAAGATAATAAAATATATTTTAATGGTAAAGTATATTGGCTTCCTACAACATTATATAATAATATAAAAATTCATGCTAAAAACTATAAAGCAGATCTTAATAATTTAGGAATATCTATTCAAGAATTTCTAAACAAAGATATTATTGATAATACTAACTATGAATTAAGAATAGATTTACTAAATAAATTATTAAAGAATAAAACAGATGATAATTATATAATTTGTTCTAAATTAACTAAAAGAAATTATGAATCTATAATTGAAAAAGTTGAAAAAAAGTTAAATGAAGAAGGTATTATAATTAAAAAATTTATTTTCATAAATGAAACTTTTTATGATAAAGATGCTGATTTTGTACATTACAAAAAAATAGAATTTTTATTAAGACTATTGACCGGATATAAAATTCAAGATAAAAAGTTTATAGATAAACAAAATAAACAATATAGTGTTGTTAATTTTTATGATATTGATTTAGGAACTCTTAGTATATATAATGATATAAATAATTACTTAAAAAGTATTTTAAGTAAAACTGATAATGGTCTAAAAGAAGTTATTAAAGAAAACATAGATTTAATAAAACCACTTTTAGAAATAAATCAATTAACTACAAATAAGCATAATCAAATTATTTCCAAAAGTGTTTATTTAGATTATTCTAATCTTTTCAAGACTTTTGAATCTTTTAATAAAAGATAATTAATCCTTATTTTTAAGGATTTTATCAATCATATCATTTAAACTTCTTGCATCAACAACTTGTTTATCATCTTCAACAACCTTGTTAATTTCTTCCTCTTGGATTAATTCTTCTTTAACTTCTGGTTCAATTGAAGTAGTTACATTTGTTAAACCTAAATCTTTACGAATTTCTTTATAGAATTTTTCTAATTCAGTTCTTTGAGTAGAAATAAATTTAATATTTTCTCTCATCTGACCTACTGTTTGATTCACAACTTCATGCATTCTAGCACTATTATCACCATTATCAATTTGTCTTAACTGTGTTAAATAGTTCTTTCTTGTCATTTTACCCAAGAACATAGTTTCTGCATATATTGAAGCATCCTGCCTCATTTTTTGTTTAATATATCCATGTTCCATTACTACTTTAGAATCTCCTAAATATAAATCAACTAATGATTCTAACATATCTGATGCTTCAGTATTTGCTGTAGTAAGATCTAAATCATAATTATATATTTCTATTTCACCTAAATCGGGTAAATCATCTTCTGTTGCAAAGTATTTTGTTAAATCTAGCCCTTTGCTAGTTTCTTGAATTCTTTCAAACTCCTCTTTTATAGACTCCATTTTGACGTCTTTTTCTGATTTTTTTGCCATATTTTTATGTATATGATATTTATTTATATATATTAAAAAATAATTTTTCTTTTATGGCTAAAAGCACAAAGATAGATGAAGAAGAATTAAGGAAATTTGTCTTTAACTCAGAACTAGTTGAAGAATTAACGCAGAAAATAAATGACGGTATTGTATTAAAACGTTATCAAAATCCTTGGTTCAAAAATGAAATAGGAAATAGGAGAGCAGGTATAACCTTCGCAATGACTCCTGAAGAAATCGCAGAATATATTAAATGTAAAACAGATATAAAATACTTCGCACAAAAATATTGTAAAATTAAAGTTGAAGATGGTAGTATTAAAAATCTAACACTCAGAGATTATCAAATAGATATATTAGAATTATATCAAAATAGAAAATCTATTCTATGTGGTAGTCGTCAGATAGGTAAAACTATTAATGCCGCAATTACCATGTTACACTTTGTAACATTTAATAATGATAAAAATATCATGATTGTGGCTAATATAGCCAGTACAACAATTGAAATTGTAGATAAAATTAAATCTATATATGTTCACCTTCCATTCTTCCTTAAAGTAGGTATTAAAAACTGGAACCAAAGAACAATGATATTTGAAAATGGTTGTCGTATTAAAACAGCTGCAAGAAGTAGAACTCCCGCTATCGGTTTTACGATAGACTTTTTATACTTAGATGAATTTGCACACATTCCTTCTAATATTATCGAACCTTATTATCAAGCAGTTTATCCCGTAGTATCTGCGGTAGAAAACTCAAAAATAATTATTACATCAACCCCTAATGGAATGAATCTATTTTATAGATTATTAACCGATGCGGAACGCCCTGAAGGCGATCCTCAAAAAAATCAGTTTAAGGCATTAAGAATATATTGGTATCAAGTACCAGGAAGATTCGTAACATTTTATAGATTAAACCCTGTTAAATTATTTAAATTTGGTTTAACAGAAGAATCTTTATATGAACAAGTTATAGCTAACTTTTCACACTTAACTAAAGTAGAAAAAAAGTTCGATGCTGAAATAGAAAAAGAAACTATAGCAATTCATAATAATGAACTATGTCCTGAAGAATTAACAAAATCTTTTCAATTTTATGACAACAATAATGTATTAACACCTATTCAATTAGCATGTGACGTTTCTACATGGAAAGAAGATTCTATAAAAAATATAGGTGGAGAAGATGCATTTAACCAAGAATATGGTTTACGTTTTATTAACGCAACTCGTTCTATATTAAGTGAAAGTGTGATAGATACGCTAATAAAAGGAAAAAAGCATTTTGAGTATAGAGATATACCTATGTTTGATGATAAATTAAGATTTAGTTATAGAGACTTAGCATGGGTTGATAATGATACATTTAATCATGCAAATCGTAAAGATATTAAAGGTATAATGTCGATTGATATATCTGAGGGTTTAGGTCAAGATTATACTATTATAAATATATTTAGAATAGCGTTAAAACCTATAGAATTAATTGAAGCTCAAAAATCTAATTTATATGATTTTAGTGATTTCTTTTGGTTAGAACAAATTGGATTATATAGATCTAATTTAATTTCTGTTAAACAATTATCAGATTTATTTTATATGTTAGCTTTTGAATATTTTGATTATGAAAAGTTTAGAGTAGTATTAGAAACGAATACTTATGGTAGTGAGTTTTTAGCACATTTACCACATGTATTTGATGGTAATAATAATTATGGTTCTGGTATATTTTTTAGATATAAACACAGGATGGATTCTAGTGAAGAAAAAGTAGGATTAAAATTAGGAGATAATAAAAATCTTTTAGTTAAAGATTATCAAGAAAACATGAATAAAAGAAATTTTCACATAACTAATGAAGATAATATTAAAGAAATAACCACGTTTGTTAGACACATAACATCAGCAGGTAATGTTAGATATGCTGCGGATATAGGTAAAGATGACTTAGCCATGTCATTAGTAAATGCTTCATCTATATTTAGTCGTTATGATTATAAAGAGATGATACAAGATTTTAGTAAAGAGTTGCCAAGTGATGTATTAAATTATATTAATAATATAATAAATAATTCAAGTGAAGCTAAAGAAGTTTCGGATTATTCTGCATTAATAAATGTTAATCGTAGAAGAAAAAATGCTACTTCATATACTTATGAAAAAAGTATAGATTGGCATGGTAAAAAATATTATTAAAAATTAATATATACAGATATGGAAAATTATGTTAAAGTTTTTGAACTCTTTGATAAGAGAACTAATGTATTTAAAAATGCTAGTGTAGATAAAATAGAAGGTCAGAGTAAACAACCTTATACTCAAACAATTAATTACTTTTTTACATTTGAGGAAGCTAAGAAAAAAATAAGTTCTATATGGAACTTTTCTACTCCTGAATTAAATAAAAGAATTGATAAAGAAGTAAGTCCTTCATTGATAAAAAAATTTGGGGATAAAGTTAAAGATAAGTTAGGTATTTCTAAAGAAAAAGAAATTAAAATAAAAAGCTTAACAAGTTTAGGTATTTCTGAAAAAAAAGAAAGTAATCAATTATTTTACTATACATATCAAGGTTTAAGAATTGCTAAAATAGAATTTGATAGAACTAAAGTTCATGATAGAAGTTGGAAAATGACTTTTTATTATTATGATGGAGTTAATGGAGATTCTAGTAAAAAAGTTCCAGGAGAAATACCTTCTAATAGTAAAAAGAAAGAAGATAATATACCTGGTAATATAGAAAGTAATAATCAAGGAGAAGAAAATAATAAACCTAAAGAATTAGGATATAAAAAAGATATTGTTGTTCCATTTATAGATAGTTCAAAAAAAGCATTAGATTTTATTAAAAAGCATTTAGATTATATTTACAAACCAAGTGATACAGAAATAGAAATTGGGGATATGAAAGTTTTAAAAGATTCTAATAAAAAATTTACTATTAAAATAGATAATAGAAGTATTGAAGTAGTAAATAGTGATATAGTAAAAGGATTAAATCAGGTATTTAATTATGAAGGATCTTCTGATGCTAAACAAATAGGAAATGGAGAAACTCCAAATGAAGATCCTATAAAAACTGATAAAGAATCTAATAAAGATACAGAAGAAAAAGTTGATACATTTGAGGAACATAAAAAGAAAGATACGCCTGAAAATAAACTTTTAAGTGAACTTACTAAAATCAAAAATGATATTAATAATGAAGATTATAAAAAAATAAGAAGTTCTTATAGAATGTTGGTTCATCCGGACAAATTAGGTAAAGTTATAGAAGTGAAAGATGATGAAGGTAGAAATACAACTGAAAGAGAACATTCTAAGTTAGATAATAAAATTATTGCAATATATACAGAAACAGAAGAAATTTTAGGTAATAAACAATTATCAGAATCTGATAAAAAAAATCGTATAAAAGGAGATTTAGATAAAATAATAAATTTATTAGAAAAAGAAATAAAAAAAGAGGCTAAGTAATTAGCCTCTTTTTTTATTAGATATTTTCTTCCATTGTCACACTAAGACCTTTTGACTTTAATTGTTCATACATCTTAGTTACTATTTCTTTAGTACCTCTTTTTACATCACATTTACCTCTAAAATGTACTATATGAGCACACTGAGATGCTTGTTCGTAAGAATGCTTACAAACTTTCATTAAACACTCTATTACGTGTTCAAAACTATTATAGTCGTCATTGTGAAGTAAAAGGGTAAAAGGTTGACTTAAGATCTCATCTACTTTTGTTTCACTTTTTGTTTCTGTAATTGTTGCCATATTATTATATTAATTTTTTCTTGTTTATAACATCTATTATTTCAATAGGAACTTTTTGTTTAGGAGCCCATTCATTTACAAACTTAATTAAATGTTCATGTCTATCATCGAATAAAATGAATTTCTTTGGTTTATATCTATCAATTAGATTTGTAAATAATCTTGCTTTAAATAAATATGTATCCATGCCAGGGTTACAATACAAATCTATATCAATATCATGAAGTTTTAAAACTTTTATTACTGATCCTCTTAACTTCTCAACTCTACCTGTTGCTAAAAAGCAATGACTGTTAGTATCTTCTGAATATTGTTTATAAAATTTATATACCCATTCATTACGAGGTATATAAAATATATTTGTATTTAAGGATTCTTTATTTCCCCACCAACCTCTTCCTTGCCAAGAAGAACCTGTTTCTTTTTCCCAAAGATCTTTACCACTTTCTGGTGTTGGAGTGTGGAACATTGTTGAATCAAAATCAAAACTCACTAGGTTTTCCATTTTTAATTATTTTTATTTATATAACAAATATAAGAAAAATATTTATTAAAACAAAGTATTTTTTTTATATATAAAAATAAAAAAGTTTCTATGAATAAATTATTTATTCCAATTATCGGAACCCTACTTATCATTTTATTTTTAATGAGATTTAATAGTTGTGGTTGCCATTCTCCAATCCCTCAAATAAAATCAGACACATTAGTAATACATGATACTATTAAAATTTATGATACTACTCCTGGAAAGATTGAGTTTGTAAAATCTAAGCCAATTCAACATTGGGATACTATACCAAAATATATTCCTGATACAAATTATCCTGGTTTATTAAAACAATATAATAATTTAGGAAATGAGTATTTTACTCAAAATATATATAAAGCTATATATAGAATAGATTCATTAGGAACATTAACTGCAATAGATACCATATCACAAAATAAATTAACAGGTACTTCTTTAATTACTAATTTAAAAATACCATATAAAAGAATAGTTGTAACTAATACTATAATACCTGCTGCTAAAAATCAATTATATATAGGTGGTGGTCTTAATGGAAATAGAAGTTCATTAATAAATTCAGCAGAAGTTGGGCTTATTTTAAAGACGAATAAAGATCAAATTTTCCAAGTAAAAGTAAGTGAAGACTTAGATGGTAAAATTAATTATGGAGTTGGAACTTATTGGAAAATAAAATTATAGAAAATTAATAAAAAATGACTTTTGATTAATAATATATAATTAAAATTAAAATTAAAATTATGAAATACATAAAACAATATGAAAATCATGTAAAATTAAAAAAGGCACAAGAAGTTCCTGTTAAAGAAGTAAAAACTTTACAAGTGATTAATGAAAGTGTTGAAATAATTGATGATATATATGAAGTTAGAACAACTACTGAGATCCCTCAATCTCTTATTAATGGTTTTATTAAAAAAGCAGAAACTAATTTAGACATTAAAGTTCGTAAAACTTACAGTGATAAAGACCTTGCTGAGATGTTAGTTAATAAAGTTATTAAAATGAATTTAGATATTGAGAAGTTAAACCCAAGTGATTTCTTTGGAGGAGGACAATCTTCTTCACAAGAAGGACAATCTCAAGAAACTCCAACAGAAGCTCCAACTGAGACACCTCAAGAAGATTCAGCAGAAGCTCCTCAATCTCAACCACAAGCACAAGCACAATCAGCTCCTACAGAAGGATATGAAAGTACAGAAGAAAATTTACCAGAAGAACAAACTCAAACTCAAGAACAAGTTTAAAAATAAAAGCCAAAACAAAAAAACCACCGATTAGGTGGTTTTTTATTTAATATATACTTTATGAAATATTTAAAAATATTTGAAGAATTTGAGGATAAAGTATTAGTTATTGTAGATGTTCAAAAATCTTTTAAGAAATACTTTAATGATATTTATTTAGAAGAATTAAAAAAATATTGTGCGGAATTTACAGAAGTTTATCAAATATACGATAATCATATTTTTGATAAACCAGGAACAGATTTTATGTTTTCTGATAATCCTATAAAACCTATTTTTGATGAATTATATAATTTTAATGAAGTTGATATAATAGAAAAACGTTATCATAATGAACACCATTTAGTTTATTACAAATCTTATTTAACTAATGAAGTTTATAGAACTATTGTTGAAAGACAAAAAAATAATTTGTTAAAAGTTGGTGATATGTTTGATACTAAACACGGAACTAAAATAATTTTTGTAAACCATAAACATATGTGGTTTCATTTAACTAAAAAAATGATAAATTTCTTTAATAAATTAAAAGGAAGAAAAATTATTTTAGTAGGTGGTGCTATAGACCATTGTTTAAAAGATATAGAAGTTTCTATGGAAACATTTGTATTAGATATAACTATACAACACAAATTTATTTATAGTGGTACTTACTGTTATTTTAGTTAAGAACTTGATTATAAACACCTAACTTAGCATATACATCATACTTTCCTATTTTAAAATTAACATAAAGTATATCTTGATAGTTAAAAGGATCTTGTGTAAATATACATTTTACTTCATAATTTATACCTGCTATTTCAGGAATAAATTGAATGATCTGATCATTTATTGATTTTTGAACATATTCAGCACTTACTGTAGTATTAAAAATTAAAGATTCTAAATTAGCACCTAATTTTGGTTCGCCATAAACTTCTCCTTGATTAGTAAAAAGAATTATTTCATATTTCTGAATAATCATTTGCATTATATCATCTTCTTCTATTACAGAAGAATTAAATCTAGGATGTCCATCGTATAGTATATAAAAATCTTTAAAGTCAAACATAAAATATATATTAAAATATATATTCTTTTATTTAAACAAATCTTTTAATTTACCAATTAAAGTCATTCCAACAACTACAGGATCTGTATTAGTATCTAATAATTTATGATATTCTGAAATAATATAATTAACTTCAAATAATTTATCCATGTTTTCTCTTTTTTCATTAAATACCCAATTGATAAAATCACGACTAAATAATTGGAACATTTCGTCAATATTATCTTGACCAAAATTATCCATCATAAAGTGATATATCTTTTCATAATCCATATCACTAAATACAACATTATATAAATCTGTTTTTAATTTAGCATTAATGGAATTATTACTTGTTACTTCACCTGTTAATTTAAACTGTTGTAAAGCATTTATTATAGATCTAAAATCAGGAAAATTTCTGTTAATTAACTTTACTAAATTTTCTTTATTAATTTCTATTTCTTCTTTAACACATATTTCATTCATTATTCTTTTATACAAAGAATTTTTTAAGAACTTTTCTTCTTCACCATTTATTGTATTAAAGTTAATACAAGTCATTCTTGACTTAATACCATCTGATACTTTATTTATATTATTTGTATTAAAAATAAATCTAACATTCTTATTAGAAAAATCTTCAATATAAACTTTTAATGCATCTTGATATTGAATTGAAGATCTTTCAAACTCATCTAAAAATACATATTTTATATCATCTTTTGTTATTTCGGAATCTAAGTCTATCCCTGTATATACTTTAGAACAGAAATCATCAACTTTAGTTCTTAAATCATCAATTGAAGAATAGTAAGAATTATTTAATTCTAAATAAGGTTTATCTTTTGAATATTTACCAATTAAAATTCTTGCTAATGAAGTTTTACCTGTTCCAGGTGTTCCATAAAATACATAATTAGCGGTTATTTCTCCATTCGGAAAAAACTTTTGGATTCTTGGTATAATAACCAAATCTTCTAATTTTTTAGGTCTCCATCTCTCGTTTAGTAGTAATTGTTTCATATAAAATTATATTATTTTTTAAGGAAAAAGTTAAAAAATAATATAGTCGTATATTCTAGATAATTCATGATATACATAAATATCATTATTAAATTCATCATTATTATAGTCATTACCTATAGTTAGGTAATGACTTTCAGAATAAGGTTTATTGTCTCTTATAAATTTATCTATAATTTCATTAGAATTTAATAAAAATTTATTCCCAATTTTTTCGAAATTTATTTTTATTTCTTTATAAAAATTTTTTAATTCATTAAATGTTTTTATAACATATTTTTTCTTTAATATATTTTCTATAAATAAATTTGTAAATTCTAATAATTCATTAAATTCAACTTTTGTTAGAATATTATTTGAATCAAAATTAATAAGCATCATTGCTGATTTATATAAATAATTTTTTTTGAATTCATCTTGAATCATAGATTTATCAAATGTTCTTAGATAATATAATTTATCATACAACATTCTAATTCTTGCATCTACCTCATGATCTAATGCTAAGTAATTTAATTGCATAAAATCATGTATCCAATAATTTTTTTTATAAAAGTTTATTAATCCATTTGTATATAAAACTTTATCAAAAGATTCAAGATTATTATTATGATATAAGTCATATATATGTTTTAATTCATGAACAATTATAGAAAATAATTGATAATAATCTATTTTAATGTCAATTATTTCTATTTTAATGTCAAAATTTTTAAAATTATTTTTTTTAATTATGTCTTCCTGTACATAAGCATAATATTTTTTCTTATTATTATCTTTATAATCTATAATTATATCAAATATAACACCAAATGGATCAAATTCTTTAAAGTCATTTTTGTTTCTAAAATCAAAATCAAAATGGTATTTATTTATTCCTAAATTAATATTATTTTCTATTTTTTGTCTAATAATATTCATATGCTTTTTTAAAGCAAACTCATATATTTTTTCTTCACTTTTACTAAATTCTTGATATTTTTTTAAATTATCCATATATTATATATTTTTTAAGAAAAGTATCTTTATTTTAAATAATATATTTTTACATGTAAAAGTTTAAAAAATACATTTTTCACATGTAAAAAATACAAGAGGAAAACACCATTTTAATATATAATTAAAATGTCAAAAAAATTAACACAAGAAGAATATATAGAAAAAGTTAGGTTTATTCATAATAATAGTTATGAATATTCAAAAACTATCTATACTGGTAATAAGAATAAATTAATTATTACTTGTATAGAATATGATGGAAAGCAACATTTCGAATCAATTGAATATTTTGGTAGTGAAGAATCATTAAAAAAGAAAAAAATAAAAGATTTTATTAAAGATAATTTTTGTTTAAAAAATAAAATTAATCTAATAAGAATACCTTATTATGATTTTGATAAAATTGAAAAAATTATAGAAGAAATATGCCAATAGGTCAAAAACACAATGCCGACGACAGTTTTTTCCGGGACCTAATTTTATGTGTTTTAGATACTTTAGAATCTGAGTTAATGTGGGTTAATAGATTTTCAAGTGGTAATATAGAAGTATCTGTGCCTATTTATTATTCTCTAACTGGTGATGAAAGATTTTTATTAGATTCATTTGTTGATGATGTTGTATCTGATAATAGATATGTTGAATTAAATACTGATAAAATACCAAGAGGTCATTTAACGATGACTGGATTTGATATTTTGTCTGATAGATTTAATAATCCAAATGTTTGGTTAAAAACTGTAATTGATGATAATGAGGAAATAAAAAAAGTTTTGACAAAAATTAAAGCTATTCCTTTGAGTGTAAAATTTGATTTAGTAATTTTATTAGCAAATGAAATAGATTATTTTAAATGTAGTCAAGCTATTTTAGATTCTTTTTCATTTTATAGATATATTCAATTTGAGTATAATTATATGAATATAGATGCTATGATTATATTACCTGATACAAAAACACTTGAGTTTTCAAGAGAAAAGAACATGACATCAGACAACTCACTTAAATTAACAATGCAATTTGAGGTATCTACTTATTACCCTGCTTATAGAAGACCAAAAAGTAATTTAGAACTTAATGATAAAAATATGACGTGGTCAAATGCTTTTAATTATGATGGATTTAAATCAAATAATAAAGATTTGATAGTAAATCCAAAGAAAAGTAAGTGGTGGAGTAATTTACTAAGAGTACAAAAAAGAAATAATGAGTAATTGTTTTTCTAAAATAGAAATAAATGACTTTTTATATAAAATATATACTAATAACAAAAATAATAAATATTCATGAAAAATATTAAATTGGAAATTTTTAACTTTCGTAAAAGTTTATCTATTGAGCAAGAAGAAGTATCTAACATATTAGAAGCTTATCTAGGTTCTCTTAATGATATATCAGAAAAACAAACTGTTCTTTCGCTTAATGAAAGATTAAAAACATATACTTATGATAAAGGAGTAAAATCTTTTTTAGAAGCATTAAATAATGATATGAAAGAATATCAATTAGTATATGAATTAAAACATTTATATAGTGTATTAAATACTAAAAATCAAGGTGAACTTTATAGACAACCTATTAATGTTATCTTACAAACTATCAATTTAGATTCTGATTCTGACAGAATGTCAAAAGTATTAAACGAATTAGCAATTTATGATTGGGTTCCTGAGATTAAATTATTCGTACATAACTTAACAAAATCTCCTGAACAAAGAGCTAACTTATTATCAGGGGGTAAGGGAGAACCTATTTATACATTAGTAGAACAAGTAGAAAATGGATATATCTGTTTAATTAGAGATTCATGGTTTTTCTTAAGTGATGATAACATCGAAAAAACTTTAGTAGAAACTCATGTTAAAGATGAAAGTAAAATCCTTTTATTAAGAACTTTATCAACTGCAATGCAGTATTCAAATATCACGGCTGAAAGAGTTAATTTTAGAATTTCAGAAAATTTAACAATCGGCTTATCAGTATCAAAGAAAGGGCAAATTTATATCAATGAAGATTTATTAAATAAAGAAACAACATTAGAAAGTTTATTCAATTCTCCAATCGTGCCATTAATAAATAAAAATTTCTATCCATTAATTGTTGAAACTGCAAATAATTTAGACAAATTCGTGGAATTAGATATAGTTAAAAAAGTATCAAATATAGTTAATCCTTATTTAGAAGCTTATGTATTCAATTATAAAGACGCATCTTATATTTATCGTTGCGATGAAAGATTTGGGCATTCATTATTCAAATATGATTCAGTTTTAGAAATAGTAAATGAAATTAAAAATGACTTAAATTACGATTTAACATATTTCTTTGAAAATAAATTAGATAAAGAATTAATTAGCAAAAGAAAATTAGAAGATAAAGAAAGAGAAATAGTTCTTAAATTAGAAGATATTAAATTCAATATTAGTAAAATTAAAACATCTTTACAATATATCGGTGAATCAGAAACTTTATCAACTGCATTAGTTAATTTAGAAAAAAGAGAAAACACATTATCTACAGAATTACAAGCTGTAAAAGAATTACAATATAACGAAAGAATTAAAATCTAATCAAATAAAATAACGGCAAAGACCTATGTATTTTTATACATAGGTCTTTTTTTGTTAAACTTTTTATCAAAAAAGTCTATAGTATAAAAATAATATCTACAAATGTATTTACAAAACAAAGAACTTTTCATTGAAATTGTTATTTCAAAAGCTCAAGGAAAATTAACTAATCCCGCTAAAAAAATGTTAGAAATGTTAGCTAAAAAAACAATTAAAAAATTTAGATATTACAACAACGAAGATAAAATGGATTGCTACCAATCTGCTTTATTAGATATGTTTTCTAATTGGTATAATTTTAATGATGAAAAAAGTGATAATGCTTTTGCTTATTTTACTGAGATATTTAAAAGAGGTAGTGCGAAAGGACTTAATCAAATCTATGTAAAAAAAGGAGATTCATTAAATCAAATAAAAGTAATTAGTATAGAATCATCAAATGATGGTCAAGGACTTCACTCAATTTAATTAAAAAAAAGTAGGCAATGCCTACTTTTTTGCTTTATGTAATAACATTTCTAAATTATCTTTAGTAAAATCTTTAAAATCTTCTTTACCACCATCTTTTAAATAAGCATTATATAACTCTTGATATTCATATAATGTATAATATTTTCCTGTAGTTTCGGAAAATAAAACTCCTGTATCTTTAGCATCTATTCCTATATCTAATACTTGATTACCATATGCCGGTCCTATACTTCCTGCACCAACAGGTATTTCTGCTCCACTAATGGATTCTACAAACTTGTTAAATTTTTTAATTATCATCAGTTTCTATTTTTTCATAAAATTCATCACTTTCGGTTAATAAAAAGTGATCATTTTTGCATACATAATTTATGTGATAAAGATAATTATCTTTTACTTCACAACGTTTTTGATTTTCTAATAAAAGAAAATCTCTATCTTTTTTATTTATAACTTCTAAAACTTTGTCATTGTATGCTTGAAGATTACATATCATATCTTTTTTATCTAACAAATATTTAACTTGTGAAATAAAATCGTATTTTGATAAATATAAATAATCTTTTATATAATCTAAATTATAGTTATCTAAAAATTTCTTTTCACATGTAGATATAATTTCATTTTTAGATATTTTATCCAAAATTTGATTTAATGCATACACTTTATCAGTGTCTCTCTTAAAAAAATATTTTAACCTCTTCATATATGTATATATTATTATTTTATATATAAGATTAATAACTAACCTAAAAAATGGATAAAAAACTATTAGATGCTTTTAATAATTTGAGTAAAGCCTTAGATTTACTTGCTAATACATTAGATAAAAATAAAAAAAGCAAAGAATCTGGGTCGGCTACTGGAGATGCTTTAAAAAATAAAGAAATTAAGGATATTGCTACGCAGATAAAAGATATTAGTGATGGTGTCAAATCATTAAAAAGTGATAATAAAAAGATTTTAGCCAATCAAAAAACTTTATTAGACTTAGCAAGAAAACCACAAAAAGGAGTTGAAAGTAAAACAGGCGCAGTTGAAGATGCAGGAGATCCTAATAAGAATAAACGTATTAAAGATGGTGCTTTAATGATAGTTGGGATAGCAGTTGCTGTATTAGCAATTGGTCTGGCATTTAAACTAATAGGTAAAATTGATGTAGGTAGTGTATTAGCTCTTTCTTTAGCAATACCGTTAATAGCATATGCTTTTGAAAGAGTTTCTAAATTAAAATTAAATTATAGAGATATATTAAGTACTTCTTTAGCATTAATAGCAATTGCTGGTGTTCTTACGATAGCATCATTCATTATGCAATATATTCGTCCTATTTCATTTGCACAAGGGTTTACAGCTATTTTTATAGCTACAACATTTGTTGCTATATCTTTTGGTATAAGACGAATTGTAGATGGTTTCAAAAGTATTAATCCAATTCAACTTATAAAACTACCTGTTATATTGATAACTTTATCATTGGCTATAACAGGTGCATCAATGATTATGCAAGGTATTATACCAATTACTTTTACACAAGGTTTAACTGCTATATTTATAGCAGCTACTTTTGCTGTAGTTTCTTTTGGTATTAGTAAACTAGTTTCAGGATTAAAAGATATTACTAGTGAACAAATAATAGAATTACCAATAGTGTTAATAACATTAGCTCTTGCTATAACTGTGGCATCTATTATTATGCAAGCAATTACTCCAATTACTATTGCTCAAGGTTTAACTGCTATATTAATAGCGGCTACTTTTGCTGTAGTTTCTTTCGGTATTGGTAAATTATTATCTGGATTAAAAGATGTTACAGTAGGTGAAATTATTGAGTTACCTCTTGTTTTAGTTACATTATCTATAGCTATTGTTGCTTCATCTTATATATTACAATTAACTATGCCAATAAAATTTGGTACATTATTATCTGTAATTGAAATTGCTTTAACAATGGCAATTGCTTCTACTATAATTGGGTTATCTATTTTTGTATTAAAAAAATTAGGACTAAAACCAAAAGATATTTTAGAAGGTGGAGAATCAATAGTTTTAATTGCAGCTACTATAACCGCATCCTCATGGATATTAGCATTAGGAACTTATACAAATCCTCCTGATTTTATGTGGGCTTTACAAGCTGGATTAAGTATTTTAGTATTTGGATTAGCAGTTGTTGGTATGGCATTAGTTATGACAAAATTAGGTATTGGAGTAGAAGCACTTGTAGAAGGGGGTATAGCTGTATTAGGTATAGCTGTAGTTATTGCTGCATCTTCTCAGATATTAGGTTTAGGTAGTTATGGTAATGCTCCAACTTTTGAATGGGCGGAAGGCGTTGGTATGAGTCTTTTAGTATTTGGGTTAGCAACTCTTGCATTAGGAGCAGCAATTGAATTTTCAGGAGGATTAGCAGCCGGTGCATTACTATTAGGTGCCCCCGCTGTATTAGGCATTGCAGCATTAATAGTAGGTAGTGCAGCAATATTAAGTACAGGTAATTATGGTAAATACCCTACATTAGATTGGGCAGAAGGTGTTGGTTTAAGTTTATTAGCTTTTGGTTTAGGAGCTTTAGTAATAGGGGGTGCAATTCTTGCTACTGTTGGTTTAGGAAAATTAGCTCTAAGTATGGGGCAAGATGCTATATTATCTATAGCAAGTACAATAGTAGAAACTTCAAAAATATTTGCAAATGGTACATGGAATGGTGGTCCAACATTTGAGTGGGCTTTAGGAGTTTCCATGGCTATAGGAGCATTTTACCCACTTATAGATAAATTAAATACAGGTGGATTATTTAGTTTATTTACAGGAGGTCTAAAATCAGAAGATATTATTAATACTATAACTGGTGTAGCAACTGGGTTAGTAATAGCAAGAGATGTTTTACAAGAAGGAACTTGGACAGGAGGTCCAACCCCTGAGTGGGCACAAGCAGTGTCGACAGGTTTATCAGCATTCATGCCTTTAATAAATCAATTAGATAAAGGTGGTATATTTAGTATATTTACAGGAGGTCTTAAACCAGAAGACATAGTTAATTCTATAACAGGTGTTGCTTTAGGGTTGGCAGTAGCTCGTGATGTTCTTAAAGATGGTGATTGGACAGGAGGTCCAACTCCTGAATGGGCAGATGCTATATCAAAAGCATTAGGTGCTTTTGCTCCAGTATTCGGTTATTTACATGATAATAGTGGTTGGTTCTCTGGTGGAACTGATGAAATATCAAATGGTATAACAGCAGTTGCTTGTGGTATAAGAGATGCTACTGATATATTTTCTCAAATAAAAATAACTAATTTACCAGAAGGAGATTTTATGGATACTATATCTAATTCAATTAAAAAATATATTGATTTATCAGAGTATTTAGCAACTAAAGGTATGGGTATTTCTTCATTAGGAATGATAAGTGTAGTATTTGGAATGTCTTCTATGGCAAGTGCTTATTATGAATTAGCAGAAAGTGTATCTAAATTAACAAGTTCTATGAGAGATTTAGATTTAGATAAATTAAATGCTCTTAAATCTTTAAGTGGGAATATAGTTCTTATGTCATTAATTGATTCAGAACAATTTGGACAAATGATGGATACTTTAGAAGATAAAAGTAGTATAATTAGTAATGCATTTGATGGTATATTTGGAAAAGGAGAAGGTAAAGAAAGTGCAACTGTTTCTTCTGGAGGATCTAAAGGTAAAAATAACGATGACCTTTATAATATGCTAAGTTCTATGAATGGTAGTTTAGCTCAAATAGTGTCAAATACTGGAGCATCAAATAATAATTTATCACAAATTTTAAATGAAGCTAGAGAAAGTAATAAAAAGCCAAGAATAGGGGGAAAACTTAAATAATAAACTTTTTAAACAAAAAATAAATTTTCATATATATAGTATATGAAACCAAATTTATTTAACCGACTTAAACTATTTTTTCTTTATAAATCTACTATAAATAAAAATTTATTAACTCTAAACTCATCTTTCAATCTCAGAAAAGATTTATCTAACAGATTATATACTGTTATAAATGTACCCGTTGAAAATTTTGATGAGCCTTATAATATAAGATCATCAGATATAAATGCTATTGCTGAAAATTATATCAGAGATTTTTGTATTAGAATTGGACAAGCTTTAGATTTTATGGGACTTAAAGAGTTATATAAAATATATTCTATATCAAAAGTTGATAAGTATAGTTACTTAGTAATTATAGGATTTAGTTTATTTGAGACAGATAAAGTTTATAGAAATTTAATAAATTTCGGATTATTTTTAGTAGGTTGTTTTATTTTATATAAACTTTTTCATTATTTTATTTAAAATATAAACAACAAAAAATTAAAAATATGAGTAAATTTTACGAATTAAGTGATCATACAGTATCACTATTTAACGATGTTTTCAGAAAAAAAGCATTTTCAATTGAATTAGATTTTGCATTTCAAGGAAATGAAGGTCAAAAAACTTTAGTAAAAATAAATAAAATTCCTGAGCAGTATGCTGTTCTTTTAGAAAAATCTATTTTAGTTACTATTAATGAAGAAGTGATGGGTCTAATGGATGATGAATCAATAACAATTTTATTTGAGCAAGAATTAGATAAGATTTCTGTAAATATTGATAGTGGGAAAATTAAATTAGTAAAACCAGATCTTACAACTTTTTCATCATTAGTTATAAAATATGGTATAGAAAAAGTAAGTAAAGCAAATAGTTTAGAAACATTAGCATCTGATCAAAAAGATGATATGGATATAGATGAATTTGATATTTTAACAAAATAAAAAATTAAAAAACAAAAATAAATATGGAACAAGAAGTAAAAAAACCAATGTTAGAAAATAGTGTAATTAAACCAAAATTAACTATGTCATTTAACGAAACAGAATACAGATTAATTTCATCAGAAAATGAAGTAAACTTAGACACTACAATTGAAGGTATTGAAGCATTCATTACATCAAACGATGGTAAAGGTAAATCTGAAACAGAAAAAGATGATTTATATACAAGTGCAAAAGAATTATGGGGTTCTTTAGCCTCTTTGTTAAAAGAAACAAATTATACTTTCTATTTAAATAGAAAGCAATATCATTTCTTAAAAGATCTTTTAGAAGAAAAGTTAGAATATGATGTTAACACAGTATTCGTAGCTATTGAATTATATAATATGTTAGGTCAGTGGAAAGAATCAGGTGCTAAACAAACAAATGATAAAGATATTAAGGGTTACTCTGCTGATGCAACTGAAATCACTTACATTTATCACTTAATTTCTAAGCATAAAGTTAAAGGATTAGGAGCATCTACATTCTTATTCACTGAAATTTTAAGAAAGATTGGTGATCTAAGTAAGATTATATCTTACTATGATAATAAAGCAAAATCTTTATCTAAAGAAATCCAAGATTGGGTGGTAACCTTTGATGAAGGAGTAATTGCTGAATCAGTTGAAGCTCTTAAAGAAAAAGCTAAGGCTAAAAAAGTAAAAAAAGAAGCTGAAGTTTCTGAATAATTAAAAAAAATCCCCTCTTAGTGAGGGGATTTTTTTTAATTATGGGTAAATAGTAAATGTATCACTACCTACTTTACCAGTAGTAGTATCTGTTACTGTTAAAGTAACATACGGGATATGGACTGGACTACCAGGGTACCAAAAAGCAGTCTTTTTATCATCTGGGATTATCTTAGCACCATAATTTGAAGTCCATTTATAAGAATAATTACCACTACCATTAAAAACATTTGCAGTTAAATTATAATGTCCACCTAAATTTGTATTTGTTATATAAACAAATAGTGAATTACTCGAATTTCTTTTAATAACTAATAAATCTTTTTCAGAATAATTACCAATACTATCCGTCACATAAAATGTAAAATAATAATTACCATTTGATATTAGTCCATTAAATGTAGGTACTAGTGAGTTAGTGCCAACAATAATTGGATTACTTGGAGGGAAATAAATATCTGTAATCGTCCAAATTATTGAATAAGGAGGAACACCACCTGTTATTAAAGCAGATGTATTTGTATACGAATTATTAGTAATACTTGCCGTATTACCTGCATAAATATAAAAAATAGGATTATATATGTAGCTACTTATATTTGAATAACCCCCTGTATTACCATTTAAAAATGTCAAATTAGATTTAACATACCAACTTTGTGTTGATGATATACTTAAACTATATGTTGTATTTATAGTACTAAATGATGCCGAACTATTTAAATTATTACTACTTGTTCCATAGTAAAAAGTTATGTAATTAAAATTAGTTGAATTATAATTTAAATTAACTAATATATTAGAACCTGTCCCTATAATATTATTAATAACAGGAATATTATCAATAATATTAAGTCCTATATTATATGATGTTGCTGCTTCATATCTTGAATCTCCTAATTGATTAGCAGTTATATTTGTAATACCAGCTCCAATTATAGTTAATGTATTATTATTTATAGTTGCTATTGATGTGCTACCTGATGTATAAGTTATAGGTAAATTTGGTATAAATAAATTGGTATTTAAATCTATACTTGAATTTGTCAATGATATAGGGGTATTATCATAAATATATTTATTTAAATTATTACTACCAGTTATACCTTGCATTCCTTTATATATTGTTAAACTTTGAGTTATTGAATATGCTGGATAATAACTAGTGTCACCATCTTGAGTAGCAGTTATAATAACAGTTCCTGCTGAATAAATATTTAATCGAGAAAGATTTGTGACATCTATATTTGCTATAGATATACTAGAACTAGTAAATGATACAGTTAAATTAGGAATTGCGCTGGATGAAGCAGAAAGTCCTAGTGTTAAAGGCATAACATTATTAGTTACATAAGTAATTGGATTTAATGAATCAAATGTTAAATATTGATTTTTTTTCTTAGTATCATTTGTTAACTCTACTTTAATATTACTAGATCCTGTTGCATTCACAGTAAATACATAATTTCCTAAATTTTTATTAGATACATTTGTTGGTCCATTATTTCCTGTAACACTCATAATATAAAAAGCATCACAATTGTCTAAAAATAATTTTACAGTATAAATACCAGTAGGTAAACTTATTGTTCCTGAATTACCATAACTTATTGAAGGATTTATTGTGTAAGAAGGTATTCCAGGAATACCTTCTATTTTTGTAAAGGCAAAACTACCACTTCTTTCAGGTAATATAGATATATTTAATAAATTACTCCCTGTAGGAGCAGTTGGTAAAACAGGTTGTACATATACATATGGAAAAGATGGTTGAGGTTCCGAAGCTATATATGTAATATTTGATTTTTTTGTAGGTAATCCTAATATAGAACGTATTTCATAATTTTTCTTACTTGTATAAATTAATCCATAATTATTATCAGAAGTTAACTCACATACTATATAAGGGTCTATATTAGAATCAACTGTTATACTAAAAGGATATAATTGAGTTCCTAATCTAAACTCACTCAAACTTTGAACAGGTTGCAAATCAACAACTTCCCATTTAGTTATATCTAGCCATATTGGGGAAGGATTAATAATATTATTTAATGGGGTTGAATATGAATAATTTAAAGAAGATTGTGTTCCTATAAATTCATAAATTCTACCTTTATATTTAGCTAACTCTGTCACGGTATAGTCATAAGTAATACTCCATGTTGCAGTATTTACATATTTTCTTGGATCATTTAAAATATTATCATTCTTATTAGAAATATAATTTAACTCATAATAAGAAATCATATCACCTAAATTGTAAGTATTAAACGGATACCATTCAGGAAAAGTCTGATAAGTTTTTACTTTTAAAGTAAAATAATCAGGTATAGTTGAATAAGTATAAAAATCAAAATGTACATTATATACAGAACTACCAGAATTAATAGGCATTAAATATGCTTCATTGATTTTAAAATCAATTGGTGACATTGTCTGTGCTGTATTTAATATAGTTGTTTTATATGATTTATGTTTTATATAAGTAGGATCTAAAAAATCTGCTCTACCAGTTATATCTAAAATTTTATGAGTAACAGGTATAACGTTAATATCTAACCATCTTTTTAATCCTTGTAATTTTACAATTACTTCCTCTAAAGAATATTTTAATATATTATTACCTTTTTTATCTGTAATTAAATAAGTTAAATTAAATTCATTAGTAATATCATAACTTGAATTAGGATATGTATTAATCAAATAATCTGATTCATTCCAACCTATAACACTACTATCAAATATATCTGGTATTTCAATTTTCTTTAATTGTCCATATTCATAAGAATTAATATCTACATTTCTATAATATTCATAAAGTTGTAAATCATTATATCCAAAATATCTTATAGCATTTATAATTGCTTTATAGGAACCTACATAAGGAAATATTTCATTTTTATACATGAACATTTCCTTTCTTTTCTTATTTAAATAAACCCAATCATACCCTTGTTCTTTTATATTATATTCATTGAATATAAACACATCATCTGCATTAATATTATTTCCTAAATTATCTAATATTGTTTTATAACGAATATCTTCTATTTCAGTTTGTCCATAAATATCAAATCTACCAATAACTTTATCTATAGTTTTTATTTGTAAATATAAATAAGTTACACTTCCTAATCTTGGAAAATTATTAATCATAGTAGTTTCATTTGTAAATATAATACCGTCATTATAACTAACTAAAATTTCTTTATCGTATATTTCAAGTATATTTAATGAAAGACCGTTATTATTAGAAATATATCTAGAATTTGTATTTGTAGTATCATTTACAAAAATATTAATATCTTGTCCTACTTTAAGACATGTAGAGCCTCCATTATTATCAAATAAAAAGCTTAAAGTAGAGTTATAATTAATTGAAATTTTACCCGTATTATTCCCATAATTATCTAATATGTTTTGAAAGGTAATTATGTTATTCAAATTAGTTTTTAAAGTAAAATTTACATTTTCTTTATAAATTAATTGTAATTTAGATTTAGAATATCCTTCATTTTGAGAATTATAACCTAAAAATACAGGTAAAGCAACTGGTATATTAGACAAATCTTCTGCATCATGGTATTCTAAAGTATATGAAATTGAACCAAATATTGTTTGTTGAGCTGATGAATCATATATTTTAGTTATATCTAAATTTGGTGATTTATTTAAATGTATATTTGTTAAAGGCTTAGGACCTTGATAACTTAATTTGCCATTATTACCCAATTGTTCTCCCGAAAAATCATACATAAAAATATCAGGATTATTATCACTTTCCCAACTCCAAATATATTGAGTACTTGGTTGTCCTATATATCTATCTCTTGGATATCTTAAAAATTTTCTAGTCTTACACCATATTCCTTGAATTGGATTATATAAAGGATCTAAAATTCCATATTGATTTGGAAATCCACTTTGATATCCTGTTGTTGTAGATGATGTAAAAGATTGTGTTATATAACTACCTGATGTTAGTCCAACAAATGAATCAGTATTAAATGAAATTAATTCATATGGAGAAGTGTTTAGTGGGGGTGTAGAATAATCACCCCCACTAAATGGACCTATATAACTAAGTACTATATTAGTGCTAGTAACTTGTAATATATTATACTCCATATTATCTAATACTTGATTACTACCATTAACACCGACAACCATCCCAGAGGATAAATTAGCTTGATTAAAATCATCATTTTGATTTACTAAACCAACTGCGTTTGATGTAATTATAGAACCAGTATTTTCAACATCTATTGGAATTTTATGATAAAAATATTCACCTGGTAAAGAAGATTTACCACAATCTATTTTTATAACTATATTTGTAGTTACATGTGTTTTACTAAAATATAAATTATTTGAATATATACCTGTACCATAGTTAACAATTATTCCATAATTATATAAGGTACTAGCAAATGCGTTTACCCATTTTTGTATAGTAGGAGCGACATATGTAGTACTTGACGTAGATGATTGGGTTCCATAAGTAGTATTATTTATAGTTATATTTAAATGATTATAAATATTATAAAATTCAACATAGAAATCATCTATTATTTGGTAGTTATTTTTATCTGTAGATACTGATAAAACTAAAGGAGTATTTGGAAATATTGTATTAAAAACTAAATTATCTATATAAGATGCTGATCCAAATATAGAATGAGTATATGATAATAAAATACCTAAGTTATATAAGTCATTTGAATAATCTGAACTAAATTTTAATATAGTATTTTGAATGGTGTTCGGTGTATCTAATAAACCATTTTTATAAGTTAACTCAGCAGCTGTATGGTATTTTTGAGAATTAATATTAAATGAGAATCCATATTTATCTAAATTTTCAAACCTAATGCTTTTATTAGTTAACTTAGATATATTAGTATTTTCTTCATTTATTAATGTTTCCTGAACACTAAAAACAAATTCATTCTTTGGTATATTATTACTAATTATATTACTTGCTGTTATTGAACCAAAATAAGCTTTAATATCACAATAATTATCAGGAAATTTACTTGTTAAAGTTAAAGTACTTGATAAATCATCATTAGTTATTATTGAAGGGATAATATAATCTGTTAATAAATAACTTTTATATGTTTCATAAAAAGAGTTTAATGTAATATTACTTGCAGAATTTCCACTTGTTGAATAGATAAATTTATTATTTAATAAACGAATACTACCTGTATATATATTACTTTGACTTAATAATTTCTCACTTATCTTAATATAAGAAATTTTATTACTCCAATAAGTAGAATTATCTGGATAAATACTTGATGTAGCTGATTGTGTATAAGATGTAATACATTCATAAATTACTCCATTATATGAATATTGTACTCCTTTATTATAAAATAATAAATCTCTAATACCAAAATTACTAAATGTAGCAATTGTTAAATTACTTATAGTAAATTCATTTGATATATCATGGGATTCTATTTCTATTTTATACCCTGATCTAAAACCAACATTTCCACTATTGTTAAAAACAGGTAATATTGAAGAATTAAGTTGAATTATATGATTAGAACAACTTAATCCAGAATTCTTATAAATATAGGGGGATTGTGTTAGTAAATCATATTCTAAAATAAAGTTATTTCCTGATGGAATATCATTTGAATTAATAACCCAATTATTATAAACATTATCAATATATATATGATTAGCCGTATAAACTCCATCATTTTTTTTAGTATTAACTACATTAACAATTCTTTCTCCATGTGTTTTAATACTGTTATATAATTTATTATAAAAATCAGGCTGTGACCAACTACTAATACTTGAGGAATTGCCAATTAAATAATCTTTTACTCCAATTGCATTAATACAACCAATAGCAGTTATACTAGATGTTGTTGAAATATATTTAGTATAATTTTCATTAGGTTTCTCACTTAGTACCATTATAGATCCTCGTCTAGTTGATATAACATTATAGATTTTATTACTTATACCAAAATCATGAAGTTCCGTATCTTTTGAAACAAAAGTAAATTTGGTTCCAATAGGAAATAATTTATCAAAATCTTTACCATTTATCCATTTTGAATAAAAGTTAATGTTTTCATTTACTGCTTCAACACTATCTACTATAGAATATGTATTTGGATTTGTTCTAAAATTAAAACCATATTCATTAAATAATTGAAATTTATCTAAAGCTAAACCTGATAATTGAAAATCAAAAGGATCAACTTCTTCAAAAGTATATACTGTTAGAGTTTTAAAAGTATCGGAACTATTTTCTTCAAATAGTAATTCACCTGTATAACAATTTTGATTTGCGCTCCAACCAAAATTTAAACCATTTCCATTTTTATCAAAAAAAACTAAAGATTGTGTATTCATTAAAAAATTTATTTATTAATTTTATATATTAAATATAACCTAATCAGTTATTAAATTTAATATATAAAATATAAAATATAATTATACAAATGAAATACATTATTAATTTTGAACAAGTAAAAATATCTGAAAATCTACAATACCATATAGATAAAGATATTTCTATTTTTGAAAATATATTTAGATCAGGTTCGGATTCATTTTATGAATTATTAAAAGAATCTAGAGAACTTTTTGATAAAAAATCCATAAATATTTGTGTCGAAGATAAAATTCTTTTTGAAGAAACTGATTTAGGTCACTTTGATTATTATGAAGGTTATTTAGTTCCATTAGATTTACCTTTTGAGGAAGAAGATGAAGAATTAAATGAAGCAGAATACCATGGTAAAAAAGTTAAATTAGGACATCCTACAAGAAGTTCTGGCCCAAAAAAATTCCAAGTTTATGTTAAAAATCCTAAATCAGGAAAAGTAATTAAAGTTAGTTTTGGTGATAAGAAAGGTGGATTAAGAACTAGAATCGGAAATGCTAAAGCAAAAAAATCTTTCAGTCAAAGGCATAAATGCTCCACTAAGAAGGACAGAACAACCGCTGGCTACTGGTCTTGTAGATTGAATAGATATAAGAATCTATCTGGTTCTGGTAAGACTGGTGGATATTGGTAATTTTTTTATGATTTAATAAAAAATGCTTTAAGGGAAAGTAATATTTTAATATAATATATGAAAAATATAGAAATAATAAAAAAATTATTACCATTAGAACAACACAAAAATTTAGATAAATCAGGGATTTATAAAATAACTAATATTATAAATAATAAGGTACTAAAAAGTAGTGGTTGGTTGAAACAAGAAGAAAAAACTAAGATACATAATTTTTCTTAGATTTTTTTGAACGGTGGAAATGTTATGAGTTATAAAAATAAATACATAATTAATGAATAAATATATAACATCATATGAAAATTATTTTACTTATGATCCTTTATTAGAACCTATAAATGAAGGAAGAGGCATCCCTGAAGATTTAAAATCTGTAATAAATGAAGTATATAATTCTATTATAGATTTTATAGAAAATGGAAAAAAAATTAATCTTTTTTCTTTTTCTTATGAAAAATTTAAAATAAAGAATCTTAGAATTAATCTAAATATAGATAATAGTAGAAAAGATATATATGCTACTTCACAATTTGGAAAATTTAATGGTAAAGAATTAGAAAATCCTATTATAAATTTGATAACTAATTTAGATTTATCAAATTTAAAAGTAGTAATAACTCATGAATTACTTCATATATATGAGATATATAATAGAATAATTAAGATAAATAAAAATAATTATGATATTCAATGGTATAATGCTAATATTTTATATAAAATAAGAAATAAATATAATGATGATTTTATAAAGTATTTTATATATTTAATATACTTATCTTTTAATCAAGAAATAAATGCAAGAGTTGCTCAAACTTATACTTATTTAATGGAATTAAATAAGTTGAAAACATATTCAAAAGATGAATTATTTTTAGAATTAAAAAAATCTAATGCTTGGAAATATAGTGAAGAATTATTAAATTTTGATTTTAATAATAAAAAAATAGATTTTAATTTACTTAAAAAATTTTTAGTAGAATACAATACAGAAATAAATAAAAAAATTGTTAAAAAGTTTAATATAAATAAAATTCCTGATACTAATAAAGATTGTTTAGATATTTTAAAATCATATAAGAAATTATTTAAGAAAAAAGGTTATTATTTTCAACATAAATTAGAAATTATAGTTGATGAAGTTATATTAGACACATTACTATATAACAGAGCATTTAGAACTTTTGAAAATGGTATAATAAAAGTAATTTTTGATAAAAAGTTACTTAGAGAAAGTAAAATATATAAATTATTAAGATGAATTTAGCATTTAAAGAAGAAAGAAAAGATAATTACTATATCAGAACTTTTAATAAAGATGTTAATATAGAAGATTTAGAATGGCATAGAGATCGTGAGGATCGTTTAATAGAATGTATTGGAGAAACAAATTGGCAATTTCAAATAGATAATGAATTGCCAATTTGTTTTGATAAACCAATCTTTATTAAAGCAGAGGTTTATCATAGACTTATTAAAGGAGATGGTGAGTTAGTATTGAAGATTATTAAATATTAGCTATGTTATAACTTATAAGACAATCTTTTGGAATGTTTTTAATTGCAAAAACTCCACTAGGTAAATAAGGATCTTTATAAAGATAAATTCCTTTTTCTTCTAATTTGTTTCTATCTATTTTAAATAAAACAGGTTTTTTTACATCAAAATCAGGATCATTATATAACCAAGTACATTCTTTTTTATCAGTTGCTAAATAAATCCTATCAGGATGATATGCTTTTTTAGACTTACTTTTAGGAACAAGTCCTACTTTTAAGATTTTATCTAAATATTTCGTATCAGATACGTGATATAGTATATCTGGTAATTTATCATAATCTACTATTGTTCCTGTTTTAGATTCAAACATAAGTGTATAGATTTCATCATCTTCATCATCAATATCATTAGAATTTATATATTCTTTTAAATCTAAATCACAATTAGGTATTTTAAAATTACTATCTTTTCTATTAACTATATCGTAAGTATCATACATTATTTCAGCTAAATACCAACCATATACATTTTCTATACCAGTTAATATTTCATTATATTTACCAATATGGTTAGGTTTTATACCAAGATAAAAAAAACCTTCATCTTGTTGATAAAAATCTATACCTTCTTTTAATCCTTTCCTTTTAAGAAATTGTCTTATTTTAGAAAAGGGGTATGTATTAAACCCTTCAATAATAAATTGATAATATTTTTTAATCACTATTGTTATAATTTTTTATACCCTATAATATATTTAGGGTGTATATTTTCAATTACATAAATACCTCCATCATGAAGATTAGAATCTTCATAAAATTTAAAACCTTTTTCTTTTAATCCTTTAGCATCAATTATTAGTATAATAGGTTGTTTTAATTCAAAATCTGAGTGATTTGCTAATTCCATACAAATATCTTCGCTAGTTCCAAAAAAGATTCTATCAGGATGATAACTAATTTTATCTAAGTGTTTTGGTATAAGTCCTTTTTTCATTATTTTAAAATAAAATCTACCATTTGTTATATGATATATCTTATCAGGAATATTTTCATAATCTATGATTCTATCATATTTAGGTTCAAAACATAACCTACCTAAAGGTTCTTCATTATTATCTTCTTCCTCATTATCTTCTATATACTCTTCAATAAAATCTTTATAAAAATTAACATCTTTATCTTCTGTAAAATTTTTTTTATTAACAAATGCTAAATACCATCCATAAAAATTTTCTAATTTAGTAATTATTTGTTTATATAAATATTTATTTGCAGGACGCAATGTTATATAAATTTTATCTGCACTAAACATACTATAGTAATCATATCTTTGTTTTAATCCTAAACTATCTAAATATTTAGTTACTGTTAAAAAAGGATACGTTTTTAAATTCTCATTTAAAATAAAGTCATTAAATTTTGTAATAATCATATTTAATATATATTAAATATGAAAAATTTAAAAAACTTTAAACAATTTAACGAAGCCCATGTTGATAAATATGGAAAATTAAGAAATATGAATTGGGAAGAAGATCTTTTTGATGAAGATGAACTAATAAAATTAGCAAGAGCTGGATTTGAAAAAGGTAATTTTGTTGATGAGGAAACATATTTAATGATGCCATTGAATTTACAGAGTATATATAAAAAAATTAGTGTAGAAGATAATGTTGTGTTTTTTAACCCCCCATATATAGTAGAAGATATTTTAGAAGATTATCCGTATGAATGTAAATTATGTATTGAAAATAATATATTAAATTCTAAAAAATTACCTTATTCTTTTGAAGTAATAGAAATATTACCAATTGAATATCAAGAATTAATTATTTCATACATAATTAATAATTTTAAAAAATATCAAATAGAAGAAATACAGTTTGATTCATTTGACTTAAAAGTTCAAAAAATAATTAATTTTAATAAAGACAAAATTATTATAACATGGAAAAAGCAAGGAAGATAATCCTTGCTTTTTTATTTTTTAATTTTTTAAAATTAGGTTTATAGATTCTTCCCTTTGTTTATATATTGTATATTGTTTATAAAGTATTTCAGCAAATAAATATACAGATATATCTGAATAAAAAGGATCTTTATCCGTATGTATTATATATTCGCAATTATTCCAATCAATTGATTGGAATAATTGTAAAAAGTAATTCTTTTTATCTTCCATTTTAGAATTAGTATAAATTTCTTCAGGCTTTAAGAAATTAGGTACTTTAATAGGATCAAGGTTATAAAAAATTTCTTTATAACCAGCATCATATAAATACCATTCATTATCTTTTATTATAAAAGCTACTTCACTTTTATTTTTTTTAATAACTTTAAAATGTTCCATATTTATTTTTTATTTTTATAATTCTCTTCATATATTCTTAATATATTTCCAAACTCATCTAATACTCCTGATTTAATTTTTTTATTATCCCATTCCATATTTGAAATATATCCTTGGATTATATCTTTATAATCATTTGATATTGTCAATACATCACCCTCATTTAAAATACTTGTTATATCTACTTGAGCAACTTCTTCTGTTTTTGAAGTAATATCATCTATATATTCTACACTCGTAAAATTACCAGTTTCCAATACACCTTCAATTTTTCTTCTTAACTTTCTATTATTGATTAGTAAACTGTTAGAAATAAATAAATCAATCCAATCTTTTTTATCAATCTTATCCAAACTATCTATATCATCCTCTTTTCTTAAATAAATTTTCTTAAATTTAGGTGATACATTATTTGGTACAAATTTTTCAGTATCTAAATCAGTATCTAAAATAAAAATACCCTTTTGATTATCTATATCATTTCTATCCATCTCATGTACAGATCCAACAAAAGTAAAGTTTTTATTTCTTTGTAGAATATGTATATGTCCTGAATATACCCCTTTATACCCATCAAAATCCTCTACATCTATTTTATGTAGGTTTTTATGTGCTACTGAATTTAAATGCATTCTTGCACCATTTAAATCAGAATGACAGAATAAAAAATCACTACCTGAGTTTTCTTTAAGAACTTCTACTTGATCACTTTTCTTTTCAACCCAAGGCATCATCAAAATAGATTTATTATTAAATTCTATTCGTTCAGGTTTTTCATAAATACTAACATTAGGAATATGTTTGAAACTTTTCAATGAGTTTATATCATTTGTAGATTTTGTATATATATCGTGATTACCTATTAAAACATGTACAGGACAAATAGAAGTCATACGTTCTAATATATCTTGAGCATAATTTAAGATATTAATAGGAACTACGTCTCTGTTATCAAATAAGTCTCCTAATTGAACTATTATATCATCTTTATCTAATTCTCTTTCCATTAAAGGGAAAAGGAAGGTTTCACAATATTCTTGTGAAACCTTAAACCATTTATCAACTTTATTAGGAAATCCAAGAGATAGATGGAAATCTCCTATTAAAAATATTTTATTTGCCATTAAATATGTTTTTTATTTTGTTAAAAAATTTACTAATTGTAGAAATTTTCTTTTCTTCTTTAACAGGTACAAAAACATCAGTTAATGGAGTTGTTGGTGTGTCTGTTATTAACTCTACCTTTGAAGTTTCTTTATTTGGTGAAGGGAACCAAATATCTTTTTGATAAGGAATTTGTGTTTTACCATCTAAAATCAATTCTTTTTTATCTTCATCAAACTTAACATCTTGTTGATAACTATTAATTAATTCCGCTAAAGCTTGTTTAGCTAACTCAGGATCTGTATTTCCAATAGGTATTGTGAACTTTTGAGAAAAAGTATGACTTAATATATTATGACTAAGTATTTTAGAATCTTCAACAATTTCTTCTGTTATCGTAGTTTCTGGTTTAGTTATTTCATAAACATCATCTTCAAATTTAACCATATTTGGAGTTTCAGGAACTTCTTTAGATTTTGCTAAATATTCATTATATGAAATATCATTAGATGATTTTACATTTCTTAAATCTTCTCCTGTACTATATGTTATACCATTGATATTTATAAATTCCTCTTTATTATTAATATACTCAATATTAATTTCAGGTTTTGGTTGTTTACCGACAATATGTGGAGTAATATCTTTCAATTTTTCTTTTCTAATAGCTGCCATTTTTTCTATTATTTCTTTGGTATCAGCATTTGGATCTTTTTGTCTTTGTAATAATTCTCTTCTTAGATCATGAAAATTTTCAGTTATTTCATTATCAATAGGTTTAATATTATCAAACGCTAAGAATCCATCTTCATTTAGAGAAGTTTCTTCAATAATATTTACTGATTCTTTAATACCATCTGCTTTGTAATTAATTAATTCTGGATAGTCAGATAATTCTTCTTCTTTGAAGTCATTAGTTATACTAATAATTTCCCAATTTAATAATTGTCTATTTCTTTTTATAAACTTTTTTTCTAATTGAAAAGAGCTAGCTAAATCCCAAAGATTTAATTCTTCTATTTTTTGTCTTTCTAATTTATTAAAACTAACTAAACCAGTTACATTTGCTTTTCTTAAAATAATTTTATTCCAATTAAGATGATCTTGATATTCAGTAATAAAGTCTTTATCAAAATTAAAATAAGTATTTAGTGTTAAGTATTGTAAATCATTAGTTTTTAAAAATTCTTTTTCCAAAAGAATTTTAACAAGATTTTGACTACACGTAAAAACTGGTATTAAATACTCTTTTCCGACAAATGACGGATCTTCAACTAAAGAAGTAATAATTTCTTCAGAAATTTCATATTCTCCAAAAAAATTTGGAGAAGAATTAATTTTTATTATTAATTCTTTTAAAGTCAACTCTTCTTGGCTTTGAGAATTATCTTTTAAATAATATTTTTCATTATTGAGTGTTATTTTTTTCATTTTTAAATATATTTTTTATTTATATAAAAAATATATTTAATAGTTTTAATATATAAATTATGATAAAAAAATATTTAGAATTTATCTTAGAATTGAAAAAAGATGATTTAAAAGGTTCTTATTTACTTAATGATTATGAAAATAATTTAGAATTAGAAAATAAGTTAAAAACTATTATAGATGATAAAATAGTTTTAAACCAAATTCAAATCCCAGAAAAAGTGGGGGATAAAAACTTTATTAAAATAAAAGATTTTTTAAAAAATGATAAAGACTTATTAAATATATTTACAAATAATAATAAGGAACCTCTTAATAAAGAAGGGTTAAAAAAGTGGATTGAAAAATTTATTAAAAACAAATATCTAAATATATCACCAATTAAAAAGGATAAAAAAGAATTTGATATAGATTTTAAAAAAGTAGATAAAAGTTCCCCAATGTATAAACAAACAGGAGAATTAAATAGAGGTTATGGAGATAATTTTGAAATATATCAAATACTTTTTACTAAAGAAATAAATGATCTTATTGAAAAAAATCCAGAATTTAATAAAGCAGATAAATACATGTATCTTACACTAGAAACTGATCATCTTAACAGAGTTCATTTTCCAGGAAGACAAGTTAGAAATTGGTATTCTTGGCAACTTAGTGGAATACCAACTACTTTAAGAGGTGATGGGATATCTTTTTTTATTTACAGAGCATTTATACATAAGGTAGGTTATTTAACTTCTAGTACAAGTTCATCATCATCAATAAGAAAAATATGGGAAAAAATTATTGTAGATAATAGTGTTAATAGTATTATTTGTAATCATGATATTATTGTATTTTCTAAAAATTATACAGGTGATATTGATAATATAGTTAAAAAGTTCTTAAATTCTAAAACATGTACCAAAAATAAATTAAAAATAGATACTGAATTAGAAAATAAATTAGGAGATTGGTATAAAGAATGGAAAAGAAAACTTGTTGATTCGTCTTATTATTTAAATAATTTAAATAAATTAATCAATAAATATAAAAATTATAAAATAACTGATGAAGATATAAAAGATACAAAAAGTAAAAAATTAATTTTTATTGTTTATTTACCAAAAAATAAACAAATAGGTGTTCTTAACGAAATAAGTACAAAAGAAGATAAATCATTATTTTATAGTATTCAATATTTAGATTCAGGTAAATATTATAATGATGAATTTAATGAAATAGATGAGACAAGTTTTAATATCTTAGAAAAGAAAAAAATCAATTTGTAAAACTAATATATACCATGTATTACAAATGTTTTTTCATTG